TTGGTGACTTTATTCCCGACACTTTAGGTGTTAAAGTACAATCATCACCCACACAAAATAGATTTTTAGGTGAGTTAACGTCCCCAAATAATGCGACACTACCTCTATCATTATCGTTTACCACAAATAGTGCTATAAATAATAGGGGGTATTTACCTAATGAAGTGGTTGAAGGTGGTAGCGGGTTTTTTGGTACTTTACCTCCCACTAATTTACAATCAATAATAGCGGGGTCATCTTCCTCAGACCCAATAATACCATCTGGTAATTATGTTTTAAGGTATAACGCCCCTAGATACCCATCATCAACAATTTTAAATTATCAGTTAAACCCCTCAAATAACGAAAAAATTGTTATGAGGTCAGATAGATTACCAACATCAACCACATTAAATGATAATTTAACTAATAGTTTCCCTTTACATACTAATCTTAATTTTACTGCTTATTATATTACAGATAATGGTGGTGTTATTGGTAACACAGGGACTGGGTTAGGTCAGTCACCAATAATGACAGGAGCAACTGCTGATAGTAGTGATAATACTGATGAACCATTATTGATTAGTTCTGTAATCGATTCATTTAGTTGTGGGTCAATGGTTCCGTTAGGGTGTTACAAATCTGTAATGTTACCTAATGGTGGTGGTGAAATAACAATATTACCTGAAACAGATGATTGTTATAAAGGACCTGGTGGTGCAAAAATATTTAACTATGGTGGATGTTATGTGCTTGTATCAGTACCAATATTATCAATATTAAAAGATTTTGACCTGTTAACCGAATGGGTTTCTAGATTACAAATAACATTTGGTGCTTGTAGAAATGTTTTTGGACACATATTCACAAATAATTGGGTTAATGGTACTCTTTATGCGTTCAGTTTTAGAAATGATGTTACATATAGTAGCCCTTTGGCTGACCAACCAAACCAAGCGTCTTATAGATATTGTGGAGATGTAATAAGATTACACCCGACATATAATTTTTATTACAGGTCTAGCCCGTATAATTATAATACTTCTGAGTTTGTCGGTAAAAATCCACCATCACCACCGTTAAATGGTCTTTTTGGTGATTATGGAGGTAATAGTTATAATTTACAATATCCCGTCACTTTAATGGATTTAGGACCAAGGACATACTATCAACAGGAACTCGTAATGTCAGATGATTATGATGGTTATGTGGTTAATAAATTAGTTAATACGTCATATTCAGATGTTAGTGAGTTATTAAATTTATTTATAATAACTAGACTTGCTAATGAAGACTTTTTAGTCGCATTAATGAATGGTAATAATATTTTAACTTATTTCTCAAGACCTAATTCAATGATTGACGCAGATTACGCACAAGCAATTTCGGTTAATTCAGAATTAGGGGTGGCACCATTTGAATCGGCGAATTATCCTGATAATCCTTCAGGTCAAGACCCAATCTATATTAACACCTTAACCTCGTTTACTGACCAAATTTTTGGTGTTTTCTTTAGTTCAGATACTAAAACAAGAGATTTCATAACACCTAAAAGAACAATCATAAACCCAACTTTACCTATAACAAACTCTTGTACTTTTAGTAATTTTAGAGTTTTCACCCAAGAGGTACCGTTTTATCAATGGAATATAAAAAAGAACCCTGTCGATAGTATATTTGGGGAACAAGTTAATGAATGGTACACCGTACCAATATCGGGTAATGGTTTCTTTAGTCATCAATATCAATTAATGGATAGGGCTGATGTTGTTGGTAGCACTAGTTCAAGATACTTTAGAACAAATAACACCAATCAAAGCGACTTTTTTAAAGGGTATATTTATAATGTTGATGGTAGTGGTAATATTTCAGGTAATGTTAATACATGGGATTTAAATAGTCCTAATGATAGGGTGGTTAGCGTTGGAGGACCATTCCATTTTTATTTTGGATTAAAAAGAGGTAAAACGGCGTTTGATAGGTTTACCGCTAAATGGATTGACACAAATAAAATTGTATTATAATGGGTAATAGAATCGATACTAGAGTTGTTTTAGGGTCATTAAGGTATAAATCAGCACCTGATACCACCTTAGGATTTAAGGTGCCGTTTATACAAACTTTTAAAGAAAATGTTGAGTTTGATAGAAGTATTAACATTTCATTAGAGCAGGTTTATGATGATGAAAGACAGGCTAGTACCACCTTTAGGCCAACAGGTAAATTTACATTATTATTTAAAAATTCTTATAGTGGGTTCACTAATTACACCCCATTTGAAAATAATTTATATTACTTAAACGAAGAAGCTGCAACTATATCACAGTGTCAAACATCCCCACAAACGGTTAGTTGGACAGGACTTCCCCAATATAATGAATTTGATTTTGTTAGAACTGATTACAATATTGTTGGGTATACACAACCACCAAATAATCATATAACTTTTATATCTAAAAGTGCCTCAACATATAATTGGAACTTTTTTATGAGTTACGCTTATGAAAATGATTATAACAAATATATGGAGGCTATTGAACCTAAAAGTGGTCAATTATTACAATGGACATGTGGTGACGGGATACCGTTTGTTGTGTTTAATACTACTTATAAAGGTTTAGACATAGTAGCATTAAGATGTCCCGTTAAACATGGAATGTTAGTTGGTGAGTTTGTTAAATTAAGTTTTAATTACTTTGGTACCGACACATTTCAAGTATATAGTCTTGGTGATGGGGCTTCAGGTAGTGATGAGTATGTAGTTAATATAATTAACGTAGGGTTTTTAGGTGGTACATTTTCAAATGGTGTTGAAGGTACTTTTAAAAGAATTATTGATATTAATAATCCCAATGACACTACGTCTGAATATTATGTAAGAAAACACAAAATACTAACTAATTCTGGTGATGCCGTTATGGTTAACGCAGGTTTTGATTTAAATATTTTTGGTGATAGTAAAAAATATGAAAGTAGTGGGTATACCCCGAATCAAACTGCAAGAGTTTCTATTAAAGAAGGTTCACAATGTTATACATTAACCTTTAACACTGATATTAATATATCACCATTATTGGATAATCAAAAAAGACCAATAACCGAGTTATTTTTTACAACAATGTGGAAGGGTTACTTTGGACTAATGTTTGGTAGGAAAAAAAGTAATGGGGTTGACTATATTGGTTTAAAACAGGGGTATGAATTTAACTTACCATTAATCGGGTCCCAACCTAGTCCTTGGTGGGATGGATTTAATAGTGATTCAGATACACCATTTCCTGTAGATGTTTATAATACAAATATGGGTAATACTGGTGGACCAAACGGAGGACCAATACCTTTTACTTATATAAGGTCATTGAAAAAAGACGACGTTTTGGATGGGGATTTTTGTGAATGGAATGATTCTGAACAATATGAAAGAGTTGTATCTAATTTATTTCACAAATTTACATTTAACAGGTATATGTTTTCGATGGACCAAGTACCAACAACAAACCCATTTGGGTACTATTACCAACCACACACACCAATAAAACTTAGAGTTTATTCTGATTATATTGAAAGTGGTGATAAACGATTTGTTGCTGATGTTCCTGATTACTCTTATTTTTCTGAAAAAGATAATCAATTTATATGGAGAGACATTTACCCATATGGGTTTATCGACTCGAGTGGTTTAGGTATTACTTACCCATTTATGAATGGCACACATTACCCATATCAAGATATCATATTTAGAATAATACCTGAAGGAACTAATTATAAAGAACAGATATTAATAAACGACCCAGTAATTGACCCTTGTGAGTAATAAATTTAAATTCATATTAGATGGTAATACTAAGACTATTGACATACCAATAGAGCTTAAATGGGATTTTTATGGCCGTGACGATAGTATTGAGGTATATGAAAAAGATGTAATTAAAGAAATTATTGGTGTACCAAATGACTTTGAAGTATTAAGATTTACTCATGATTCATACGGACAATTAGAAAAGACTGAGATTAAATACGATTTTTATTTCTTTAATACTGGCGCAACAATAACAACTTCAGTTTCTAGTGATTGGGAAAATAGTTATCTAACTGAAGGTTTTAGTAAAGCCCAAGTATACTATTATGAGAATCCTTTTACTAAGTCATTTTTTAAGTTAGACTTTTATGACACTAATAGTGGTACTAGTCAAACTAACTATTTCACAGTAATCTTACCTGTACAACAAGGAGCCACAGAAAGTGTTCCATTTATACCTTATCAACCAAACGTTAATATTAAAAAACCATCAATGACACTAGACTTTGTTGGGGGTGATACCGAAGGATTTTATTTATATTGGTTAAGAAAAAAAGAGTTTATTGACATTAATACATTTTACATGACTTGTAAATTTTTTGACGCGAGACTTGGTGTATTTGTTAAGATGATGAATGTCCCCCAAGGGTCATTACCCGATAAATTTTTATTCAACGATTCTGAAAAATTTTACTATAAAGTTGTGTTAGATTATACAAATAAAACATATCAAATGTTTGATATTACAACAAACAATAGAGTTGGTAACGGAACAACAATAAATTGGTACGAATATGTTAACCCATAATGGAAGATAGAACTTATCATATAAGAATATCGCCTGAATTTATTAGTAACGACATTTTCAAGGTTAATTTGTATGAACCATATGTTGATACGGAATTAATACCTTATTGTTGTGATATTATAACTCGAGAGGTTACAAAATATATCTCAGGATATACCTATGTTTATTCATCTATGACCGATATAGTTTCAGGAGGAACCAATGGTGATTCTATATTAACAGGTCTTACAGTACCCGTTATTCTAACTGAAACAATTACTGATATTGGTTATTATAATGTATTTGATGGTATGGTTTTACAAAAAGAAACCATGACTAACTTTTTATTTTCAGCCAACACATTATCACCATATGAATATTATTTTTATAACACATCAGAAACTGAGTTTAAAAAGTATTTAGATTTTTCAAATTACTACGTCGATTGGGGTGATGGAACCCCGATACAAACAATAACTTCAAACGCCCCAAATTTTTACAATCATACCTATTCACAAAATGGTGAATTTACCATAACAATGTCTGGTATGAGTCCATGGGGTTCAAATATAGTTCAGAAAACAATAACAACACCATTCGACTACGTGACAATAACTAATCCAAATGGTACTGCGTACTTCCAACCCGCTGGAGGTAATTGGTCAGGAACTATGTTGTCGTATGATTATATTTTTAGTGGTGACGCGACATGTGATGCTCAATTAAATGATATTACAAATTTTACTACCGTACCATTTACCGTGACAGGATACTCAAAATCAACATTAAGTGATTTAGAGGTTTATGGTAAAAAGAATCAACTATGGGGTGGTAAATTTAAATTGGGGGTACCAGTTACTGGTACATCTGGTAGTGTTGGTATTGTTTGGGGGGAATATCAAAACGGTTTATATACTGCATATACAGTTAATGATATTGATTACTATGATTATAGTGATGGTACAACAATATTTTCGGTTCAGTCTTCAGGATTAACATCTGATATGGTTATATGTTCGGCAATTACAAAAAATGAAGTTCTATTAAATGTTATTGATGAGGCTGAAGTCCAAAGTAATGTATACATAGAACGAGGTAAGCTGTCAGCGTTAGAAAGAATTGAAAGATTGGGTGAAATTAATAATATTGGTGACCTTGAAAAATACGGATATGGATTTTTCAACATCATTAACATCTCATAAAAAAATAAAAAGAATATTTATAAATAAAATAAAATGGCAACAGGAACATACGGAACTATAAGACCAGCTGATGTATCTCCAGAAGACGTGGAGATTATCTTAAATTACACACCATCAAGAGATGATACTGAAAATTTCATTTTAACAAAACTTGATGCGACAACCATTTTACGACCTTACTATAATAATGCTAATACTGGGGGTAATCCTAATATAGAAATTTTAGGGGGGTTGTATAACTTAAAATTACCCGCCGACCAATTCAATAAAATCGGTATTTACACACTATTCATTAGACCCGCTCAAATTAGAACAAGTATTACTGATTGTGGTGTATTATCTGCACTACCAAATGTTAAAGGTTTAGTAATTGATTTAAATAACGTTCCTTCACAATACAGAAATAAGTTTGTTAATCAAGGTTTAGTCGGTTTCAGAATAGAATATTTAAATTCTGACGGAACAAAAGTACCAAACTTTTTTAGAATAATTACATCATCTTTTTTCTGTGAGCCTGTCGTACAAAATTTAACAAATACGTCACAAAAAGCAATTAGATATCGATATACGGATAATAACACAAATCTTATTTTTTGTACTGTATCACCGTCATCTTCACCTACAAATAAACCAAACGCCACACCATATATTGGACAACCAGACCAAGATATTATAATAACTAATACCTTCTTCAACCCAATAACCTTGGATATTGAGATTGCGGAACATGATTTCTCAACATTGGCAATCGCATTATTTGGTAATCAAACTAAATCTATTGATGATGGTATATACACCATGTATGATACTAACAACAACATATACAGACAATATAACTTATATGAAATTAGAGACCAATTTAATGAGTTATTGTATGAAGTTAGACAAGATAGAGGTAATAATATTGATTATAGTAAAAACTTTACAAACATAACACAATAATGGCGGTTAAAAAATACACTTGTCCTCCACAATCTGCCACAGGAGCAGGTACGTTTTCAGACGATTTAGTTGGATTCCAATTAGTGTCTGGAGGTGGGTTAACGCAAGGTAATTTTCAATTTACAACCGCAATCAATGAAAAAAGTAACAGGAACTTTAATACAGGTACATTTTCAAACCCAATTAGTTTGGAAAGTATGGGTGTACAAAGTGTTGCTCAGTCTAAAGCAATATTTGAAAATAATTTTAAAGTTTACCCTAATTTTGATTTATCACAAATAACTAATTTTACTTTATATGGTTCGATGGTTAAAAGACTATCATCGTCAGTACAAACCATTATTAGTAAGTTTCCCGCGGCTATTGAATCGACATTTATGGGTATTAACTATGTTACGGGAGCTACCGCAACAAATATAGTATATAACGATACTTTTAATCAAACATCATTTGATTTGGATGTGTCTAAGTTACGAAACCCGTTTGATGTTGATTTTTCATTAAACTCAACCAGAAATTTAGAATTACGAGAAATCCAAGTATCACCTTTAAGGGATATGACATTACAATATTCTAAATATTCTTTATATTATAGCGGTAATGGTTATAGTGTTTTAAGTATTGTACCGACACAAACAACCTCAACAGGTACCTTAAATATTACGGTTGAGGGTAATCCATTTTCTAATCAAACTGTGATTTACGATAATTTAGTTGTTAGACCAAATGATTACGAAGTTAATAAAATATTCAATGAAGAATTAGATGAGGTTGAGAAATTTCTATTAAATCGAGAAATATCACCAATATATACTGCAACATTCCAAGTACCAAAACAAACTGAAACGGGTGGTTATTATACTGAGTATTTACCAATTACGTGGCCGCTATATGGGTCTTGGAATATTGATATTGTGACAAAATCTTTTGAAACTTATTTAGTTTCATTAAATGAGGTAAGTGAATTTTTTGATTTATATACAACTAATTTAGTTTCTAGATTTTTTATTACAGACGCGTTTAAAGAGTTTGATACTTCGGACCAAAAAATGGAGAAAATACTTCAGATTTATGGTAGAAGTTTTGATGAAACTAAAAAGTTTATTGATGCCTTAGCATATATTAATTCGGTTAACTATAATGTTGGTAATGATATACCATCACAACTATTAAAAAATTTGGCACAAACTTTAGGTTGGTCAATTAATATGTCGCCAATAACTAAAGACGATTTTTTAAGTTCTGTTTTTGGTCAAAAAAATAATGACGCATCACAATTTACAGGGCTTTCTAAATCTAATACTCCCGATGAGTTAAACTATCAATACTACAGAAATTTAATATTAAATTCGGCTTACTTATTCAAATCCAAAGGTACTAGAAAATCAATTGAAGTATTATTAACATTAATTGGTGCACCTGAAGCTTTGGTTGAGTTTAATGAATATGTTTATTTAGCGGACCAAAAAATAAATTTATCACAATTCGACACACAGTATTTTAATATATCTGGTGGTACATATGTACAAGAGTTACCAACTTTAGAACAAGGTAACACCTTCTCAATTTTTGGAGTTACTTACACAGGATTTACTACTGAAACAGTAATACAAGACGTAAACATTACTTTAGATGAATATCCTATGGATGATGAAGGATACCCAAGGGCAATTGAGGATAGTGAGTCGTATTTCTTTCAGATTGGTAGTGGTTGGTTTGAACAAACCCCACAACACAGAGCACCTGAGGAAGTTAATCTAACAACGAGCGTTTTTACTGGCTCAAACCCTAATTATCAAACTAGCCTAATACCATACACATATGGTCAAGTTTATTTGAATAAGTTTAGAAAATTCCCATTCATGAGTTTGGGATATTATTTAACACCTAAAGTTGATAACAATAAATCTTGGACTGAAAATGAAACAGGTTTAAGGTCTAACTTAGATGCTAATTTAAATGCGTTATATAATGTTGATGATGAACGATTAGTATTAAATGTTAAAAATGTTGATTTATTCATGAATCCTGCTCAAGGATTGGCTTATGATGTTTGGTATATGTCTAGACAATATAACTTCCCAATACCTAATCAAGGTATGGGGTATGTTGCACCAACATATTGCGACCCAAATCCAACCCAACTGTATCCTCAAAAAGGTGGTATAGATTGGACCGTAATTAATCCTCAACCAAAAAGAAAAACCTTTTTTGAATTTGCCCAATCTTTTTGGAAAAATATGATTAATGTTAGAAATAGGCAATTCGCCACTGACGGTAAAACTGGTGGATACCCAACATTAGCATCGATTTATTGGAAATATTTAGAATCAGAACAACTTGTCAATATTGAGAATAATAATTTTACGTATAAAACAATGATTGAGTACGTTGAAGGTATGGGTGATTATTGGGTTAGGTTAGTAGAACAGATGATACCAGCAACAACAATATGGAACACTGGCGTCAAATATGAAAACTCAATATTTCATAGACAAAAATTTGTTTGGAGAAGACAAGAAGGTTGTCAATTAGTACCAATACCTTGTAAACCATGTGAATTAACCACAAGTATATTTAGATATGACTGCGATATCCAAGTTGTAGAATGTGGTAAATACCCTTGGTATGAAAGTAATACTATTACAAGTTTTAATGGTGTTTTAGGTGAGGTTTTAAATAACTATTTAACTGAAAATGGTTATGTATTAAATGATTGTCAATTAAATACTTTAAACACTGAATGGTTTGTAGAATTAAAAATTGACGATATAACTATTATACAAAATTCATTCTTTAATGGGGTTGGATATTTAGACCCAACTTTAAGTTCACCATCAACTAATGATTGGGATTTAGCTTTATTGGAAGCTTTAAATGATTTAAAAAATTATGGTTATGATTACTATTTAAGTACAGATGACACAGTGGTAATATATAATATGATATGTTCATTGTCTGATGTTGGATTGAATTTTAAATTAAACGTGGGAATAAACTTTAATATTGTTTGTAGTTAATGGCTTGTAATTTAGGATATAGTATATCAATAACTGGTGATTGTACCAACAGTAATTTAGGTGAATTTATTGTTGATATCTATGGTGACGCACCTGATTACACAATACAGTGGATTAGCCCCTATACCTCAACAATAGCTTTAGGGTCAGGTGTTACCCAATTTTCTGCAGACACATTATCTGCTGGTACATATACATTTAATATTATAGACAGTTGTACACCAACTAATACAAGTTTAGCAGTTAACGTTTATATTTCTAGTGGTACTTGTGCATCAATAACGGCGATTGATAATACTACTTGCGGTTTAGATAATGGAAGTATTACCGCGTCCACCACAAATTATTATGGTGAGGCAACATTTAGTTTATATAATGATGAAAACGAGTTTATTGTTTCCGCAACCTCATTGTCCGATGTTTATGAGTTTAGTAATTTCTTATCAGCTGACACGTACTACATTGTAGTTGATGACGGGGGTGGATGTACTGGTAAAACACAAACATGTATTGTTAAAAACTCAACCAATTTTGATTACGGTTTTTATATTGTTAATGATGCGGGATGTGCAGTAAGTTCTGGTAAATTATATGTGACAGGTGAAACAGGAAACCCTCCATTTACATACCTTTGGAATAATGGTGAAACAACATCAAGTATTACAGGATTAACTTCAGGAACTTATAGTGTTACTGTCACGGATTATAACGGATGTGCAGTTACTAAATCAGCACTTGTGCAACAAGTAGAACCTATTGGGTTGGGTTCTTTAGTCACAGAAAATCCTAGTTGTTTTGCTTCAGACGGTAGAGTCACTGTAAACATTACTGGCGGCACCGCACCATACTACTATTCAGGTTCAAACGGAACAATACAGATAACTTTTGAACCATCATATGAATTTACTAATTTAGCTTCAGGAATATTTACAGTACAAGTTACCGATGCTGGATTATGTAGTTTTACTGCGTCAACTAGTGTAATACCACCTGGTGGATTTACAATTACCGATGTTACAGTAAATCCTACAATATGTGGAAATAATGGAGGGTCGCTAAACCCAATCCAAGTTTTTGGTGGGTCAGGAAACTACACTTACACACTATTTTATCCTAGTGGTGGTAGTGTATCACAAAGTACTAATAGTCAGACATGGCAATTTACAAATTTATCTGCAGGAACTTATAATTTAAGAATTGAAGACGGTGTTTGTACTTTTATAAGTGCTTATACTATTAACAACCTTACAAATATTAATACCGAAGTTTCAACAACAGGAACTACTTGTAATTTACCAAATGGTTCTTTAGAAATTAATGTTACGGGGGGTACATCTCCATACACATACCAAGTTGGTGGATTTACGTATGGACCAACTAGTGAAAGTGGTTATACTTTTACGAATTTAGCGGGAGGTGTTTATGTAGTAACTATTAGTGATAGTACTGGGTGTACATTTAGTGAAACTTACACCGTAGATTTCTCAAATAACATTGATTTTATCTTAGTTGGTGAAAATCCTACTGCAGGTAATAATGGAAGTATTAATTCTTTTATAACAACGGGTGAACCTGAATTTACGTGGGAATGGAGTACAAATGTTGGTGGACAAACTGGGTTAACCGTTACAAATTTAAGCGCGGGGACTTATTCGTTATCAATAACCGATAGCGATGGGTGTAGTAAAACAAAAAATATTACATTGATAGGTACAAATACAATCTCAACTTACCAATCTTACACCATATGTGATACTGATTTTGCAAATAACGGCACTCAAATTAAGAAAGGTTTAAGAGAAATGTTAAACGAAGGGTTTCACGATTTAACAATCAACGATGTTAATTGTGTTTTAAACGAAGCAATTTTTCAAATTGACGTTACTTTAGGTGACACATATATAACTAAAAATTTCTTTACCGCAACAACACTTAACGAATATCCATCGGATAATTTATGGTATACAACTATTGAACAATTATTAATGGGGCTCGAAGGTATTGGTTCGGTAATTATTGATGCTGAGACTAATAGTATTAAAATAATTAGCGATTGTAATTCAGATATTTCAATATCTGATACTCAAGTTTTAATAGATTTAAAAATACATTATGATATATCATGTGTTGATTGTGATGTCGATGTAACGCCTACACCAACACCAACGGTAACTAGAACACCTGATGTAACACCAACACCAACGGTAACGCCATCTGTTACACCAACTAAAACACCTAACGCATCACCTACGCCAACTAAAACACCTACACCTACACCCACACCGACAAGTACACCACCATTATCTTATCTAACTTGGCAAATCAGAACTTGTGAAGATATTTGTATTGGTAACCAAACAGCATGTTATAATTCTGGATATTCAATATTAAACGTCTATACAAATACGTCAGTTACTAATCCGTTTGATGCTGGCACCATACTATATACCGATACTACATTAACCACTCCATATACGGGATACTTTGTTTTAGGACTACAAATATATTATTGTGACCCAACAACGGGTGTTGAGGTTTACGCTTTGATTGGTGAAGGATGTTAAGATTATTTTTCAGAATTTTTTTTAGACAAACTTTCGTATAATCTCATTAATTTTAATGAGTCGCTATAATTTTTTTCTAAGCGGTCTAACTCCTTTTCACTTACACCTTTTTCACAAGCTAAGTCTAATGATTTTTTAGAGTCCTCAACTAATCTATATATTGTTTTTAACAACTTCATATATAATAAATATTACCTAAAAGACCATTTATTAACAAATAGACTCATCTATATTTAATTTTAATAAACTAATAATTATGCTTTTTGTAACCTCACAACCAGATGTCCCATATTTTCATTGGCAGGTAAGAGTCTATGTTGAGAATTTTATTAATAAGGGTATTAACCCAAATAAAATACATGTTTTGTTTGGTATTGTAACACCAAATATTGAACCAACTAAAGAATCGTTAGAATTAAAAAAATTGGGTATTAACGTACATCACTATTTGGATGATAGAGAGGATAAAAATTATATACCAAGTATAAAACCTTTTTTGGTTTATAAATGGTTAAAAGAATATCCTGAATATGGGAATAGTTTTTTTCTTCATGATTCGGATATTATTTTCAGGGAGTTACCTAATTTTGAAGAATTACTTAAAGATGATATAATTTATCTATCAGACACGATTGGGTATATAGGATATGAATACATTAAAGATTGTTGTGATAGATATGAAAAACATCACCCAAATTCATATAGATTACAATTATTAAATGAAATGTGTGATGTCATTGGGGTAACACCTGAATGTATTGAGTGTAACCAAAAAAATTCAGGTGGGGGTCAATATATAATTAAAAAAACAGATTGGATGATGTGGGAAAAAATTTATATGGATTGTACACCATTGTATAACCAAATGTTAGATTACCAAAAAAGATTCCCAATCAACCCTGGTCAAATACAATTTTGGACTGCGGAAATGTGGTCGTTGTTGTGGAATTTATGGTATTTTGATAAAGAAACTAAAATTACTAAAGAATTGGATTTTTCTTGGGCGACTGATGACATTAGGGTTTATGATAAAAAACCTATCTTACACATGGCGGGTGTGACAGCTGATTTGAAGAATACTAAATTTTTTAAAGGTGATTACATAAATATTAATCCTTTAGACAAGTTAAAAGAGGATATAAACTTTTTCGATTATGTTGATAGTAATAGTTCTACAAAAAAATACATAGAACTTATGGTTGAGATAGTCAAAAAACAATAAGGCGATTATTTATATTTATAATCAATAACTAATGCAAATACTTTATTTTAAAAAGTGCTGTCAGTACACGAATGAAGAGGATAATTACTTTGGTGTAGAAGTAACCTATATCAGTGCTTGGACTAATGGTGATATTGTTGCGGTTACCTTGGATGATACCACTATTTGCGGTGAAGTTATTGATTATCAAATACCGACAGGTTCGACAATCTACTCAAACCCAACAAGTTTACTTGGGTTTGGAAATAGTTGTAGTGATTGTGTTAATGAATATCCTTGCGAAACCCCAACCCCAACACCAATACAGTATCAAGCTCAACCTGTAAATGAGTGTAATGTGGTTACTATATTTCCGATGACGATTGAATGTGTAACGTCAAATCCATCGTCACAAACATCTGATGATGGTGAAATGTCCGTTTCAATAACAGGAGGGACACCACCATATACTATAATTTGGAGTAATGGAAATATTGCTCCCGCAATTCAAAACCTAACTATCGGAACTTATAGTGTAACAGTTATTGATTATTACGGAGATTTTAGTGCGACCACAAGTTGTGAATTAACTTCAGAAAATAATTGTGATTTTGGGGCAGTCGTTTCTAATTTTGAAACACAACCATCACCAACACCAACACCAACACAAACTACTACACCAACACCCACCCCAACTATAACACCAACCCCAAATGTTTCACCAACTCCAACTGTAACCCCTACAGTTAGTAAAACACCTAACGCAAACCCAATACCAACCAAAACACCAACACCTACACCATCACCTAGTGCTTCTTGGAGAAGTTTGTTGGTTAGAAATTGTGAAGATTATTTAGATATTAAAAGAATCCCCAATAATGGATTGGTATCTATTGGGGACTTTGTTAAAGTGAAATGGCCTGGTGGTAGTGTGATAAACGCTTGTTATGAAGTAACAAGATTTGACGAGGGTATTGGTAATTTTGTAGTAGATTCAACATATACCGATTGTTCCTGTATAACCGCAATTTAGTAAATATGAGTCAAAATTATAACATAACAATTACTGGAGGGACCTCACCTGGCCCTTACAACATTTATTATAATTCAATAGATAATAACCATATTGCGTTGAAATATCTTTATTACACACCAGCAACAGGTGTTACATTAAATGAGTTAGTTTCTGGATACTATGTAACAGTTCCCGATGACGCAACTATTCTTTATTTATACAACACAGATTGTAGGTTATATCAAGAATTATTTATTGAGAGTGCAACAACAACATACGACTTCTGTTTAGTTATAAATGCCGACACCATTACCCACTTCAATAGCAACGGACTATATAACGGTTACCAATCTTGGATATCGGACGATGAGTCTTATTTAGTAATTTGGGATGGTACGATAAATAAATGGAAAGTTAGTGGTAACACTTTTGGATATGAAATTGTCTCTAATTCGACTTATCCACCTATTTCAGGTTGGTATACTATCGGTGGAGGTCAAGGAGACTTAACATCATATTCTGGTAGATGTGATTCAGTTTTACCATTATCATTGTATGTTAACATAAACCAACCAACTTGTGAATGTGATGGTAGTATTGTGTTAGTACCATCTAACGGGCAATCACCATATCAATACTCAATTGATAATGGAGTCACCTACAGTAATTCCCCAATATTCAATAACTTATGTGAGGGAACTTACACTGCGGTTGTTATGGACGATTTAGATAATACATTCTATTCAACGGTACAATTAACTAATTCTGAAATATATACAACATATAGTTTGAATGTAGTGACCACATCTAGTGTTACTAGTAGTACACCTTATTCATTAACTAAACAATATAACACGGTTATTTCTGTAACACCACCTTTACCATCAGGTGTTACAATAAACTTTGATGTGTTACATACAAATGTGCTTAATTCATCACCAGGACCAACAACAGCAAGTTTAATAAATAATAATGTGTTGAATAAAAATTCGATACCTCAGGGTAGTCCATTAAGTACCGTCGGGGTTAGTTTCTCAACAAATACTTTACCAGGTTGTCAAAGTAATATGGTTTATAAAAAAACAACAAATGATGTTTGGAGTTCTGTTACTATGGGATATGGTGATGCTATATCTATAGACACAACAACAACGGTTAATTGGTCTAATGCGGAATGTTTGGTTGCCGAGGCTACTGATACATATACTATTGATAAAATAAGGATAAACGGTTGTTCTTGTTGTGTAGCAATTTTAACTTCAGGGACTAGTGGGACTTCTGGTAATGGTTCAATATTTTAATAAAAACTAATATGATATATTTATAGTCATGGGATATATTTTAAAAAATACTTCAGGTTTAATAAACACAAGATTAACCGATGCTGGTAGGTTAAAACTATCGCAAGGTAATTTTAATATATCTTATTTTCAAATAGGTGATAGTGAAGTGTCATATAATACTTTACCATCAAGTTATAATCAAACAAACACTAATATTTTAGAACCTAATTTTAATTCGCAAAATAGTGTTGGTGCTCCACAATCAAACAAACAAAATGTTAAATATCCTTATTATGTTGATGGAACAACGGGTAATACATATGGGATACCATTTATGAGCTCTGACGTGAGTCCTGTTTATAACACTGCCGTAATGAGAGGGTTTTTCACTGGTGACACAACTGCTAGTACAATTAATTGGAGTGCATTAACAAATAATTTCTACGTAATTAACTCAAATTATATTGTTGATATGTCAACCTTAACAGGTGGTACAACAATTAAATTGGTTTATTCAGGTTGTAATAGTGATATTGTTAGATTACCTGCGGTTGGTGATTTAATTACAATTTATTATGATGGTAACGGGTATTATAATTGTGATTGCGAATACCCTATTACACCATCACCAACACCTACCCCATCAGTAACTCCAACAATTAATACTTCGCCAACACCTACCCCATCAGTAACACCAACTAATGGTAATCCTTGTGAGTCACCAACACCAACACCAACACCGTCAGCAACATTTTGCCCAACACCAACACCAAGTAGAGCTTGTCCACCAATCCCACCACCTGACTGTTTGGTTTCTATGAGTAGTTGTTATAATATAATGACTTATCGAATAGTAGCAATTTGTTTAGATGAATATACTTTAGATAGGGCGACACCTGATTTTTCGTCTTATTCATCAGAATGTTTTGCCAGAACATTAATCTATCCGCCTAACATGACATCATTGTATGATTCAATAACACCATCGATACATTGGAACGATGATGTTATTAATTATGAATCAGTTTGTAATACAGACGCTTTTGATGTTAAAATTTGGAATATGAATATTCCTTGGTCTGAAAATCCCGCTGGTTTAGAACCAACAACACATAAAGATTATACAGAATTTGGTTCTATAAATTATTTAGGAACTAAAGAATATTTAGGTTATGCGTCAAGTAGTGGTCAAACCGATACTAGTTCAGTATTCTACTACAATTCATTTGATGAAAGAGTAACCGTACAACCTAAAGAACAAAAAGCGATTGCAATAATTCATTATACAAATCAAACAATTGACTTCTTCTACGGAGAAAAATTTGCATTAGAACCATATGACAATACGGTTAATGATACTACAGGTCAAGCAAGAAACTTTAGGTTACATATACCTTGGTTAATGTGGCATAAAAATCCTGATTGTTGTAACGGACAAACTTTTTGGGTTGACCCACCAGGATTTGATGATTATGACCTATTCCAAGTGCAGTACATTCAGTCAACTAAAAATATTGACATGAATTCTCCAGGTATTAGATATTATCATTTGTGGGATGATAATCCTAACGACGACGGATTCCCAAGTAGAGTTGGTAAGGTTTTCCCTGACCAAAAAATTATTGTTATTGATGATGAAGAAATAATTGCAGCAATGTCTTATAAATCAAATAGAAATTGGACTTTACCTGCACCTAAATTAACTTTAGTAACACCTAATACTTGTAACAGTGAAGGACAATCATTCATTGGGGTTTTAACAGGTTCTAGTGACTATATGTACGTAACTTATAGATTGTCAAATACTAGTGGATTTACAGATTCTCTACACTGTAATTATTACCAAAGAATTCAAGGTCCTAATATCGATTGCCAACCAATCACTTCTCAAAATGTTGCAATGAGGTTTGGTGACGAGTTTGGATGTTTAGCACAACCTTCATCTGTTACCACCACAACAACTACAACCACAGCAACTACATGCCCAACTTATTGTAATTTAGAACAAGGTTTTTACGCGAATAAGTTTGAAGTTATTTGTCAAAAAGTTTCTGGTGATACAAGACCTGATTCTGCAGATTGGAAAATAATTGATGTAACCAATCAGTTAACCGCAACAACTGTTAATGGTTATATAACACAGAATGGAATTACTGGCACAACATTTACGATAACACAAGAAGATTATGATAACGCACCTTATTATGACTTAAGTGACTATATTGATTTAACACCATCCAATTATTCAGACCAACAACTTAATTTTGGTGATGAATATTATTTTTATGGGGCGCTTGAAACGGACATTCAAGCCACAATATATGAAATGAAATATAAAATTAATTTAGGTCAAGCTGAGTTTCAAACAACTTCTAACCCTACTTGGACTTCTGGTGACAATTCATATATTACGGAAATTGGTCTTTACGATTCCGATAAGACACTTATGATTATATCAAAACTACAATCACCTGTATTAAGACAAGGTATACAACAGTTTTTGATAAAGTTTGATTTTTAAAATCCTATATGAATAAAAATTTAAAAGAAAGTCCTAAAGTTTTAGGTTTGGACATCTCCACAAAAACAATTGGATGGGCATTATTCGACATTACTACGAAAGAATTATTAGAATTAACACATATTTCTCCTGTACCAAAACCAAAAGAGGAAAATAAAATAAAAGAACTTTTATTAAAAAGTGATATTTTTGAAATTAAACTACAACAATATAAAAATTTTGGTATTACTAAAGTCGTTATCGAAGAACCACTTTTAAATAGTAATAACATTTATACGATTCAAACCCTATTAAGATATAATACATTAATTACTGAAAAAATTTATAGAATTTTAGGTATTGTTCCCGAATTTATCTCAACTTATAATTCTAGAAAAAACGCTTTCCCACATTTAGTCCAACCCAATGATAAAAATAAGTATGTTTTATTTGGTAGGTACCCAAAAGATTGTGATAAAAAAATGATTATTTGGGAATTAGTTGCAAAAAGAGAGCCACAAATCCAATGGCAATATACTAGAAATAATACTCTTAAAAAAGAAAATTTTGACCAAACAGATGCTTATTGTTGTGTGTTAGGTTATATGAAAAATGAAGGTATTTGGTAATATCGTTTAAATGACCGATAATAAGGAATATCGTCTTTTTAGACGATATTTTTTTTTTACACAGCGTTACTAACTAATATTAGAGTATCATTACACCATTCTTGAGTTACTGTTACATTAGTATATATTGTATTTATTGGGGTGCCGTTTTCAGCACTTTCACTTATTAAACCAAAGTTATCATATAAATCTATTGTAGAATTTAATAACTCACATGATGGTGTTGAGGAGATAGTCCCAAAATTAAACGTTATTACATCACCAATATTAACAGTAAAACTACCTGTATAAATACCTGGTAGTAAGGAGGTTGAGAAACCATACTTAATTATACCGTTAACCATAATATTACCAACTGTTTTAGCACAAATCGATGATTTAGTATGTGTATAATTTATAGTACATGATGTTGGAGTTTCCGTGGTAGTACTTGTTGTCGTTGTTGTTAATGAATTGGTACATCCACTACAACTTTCGTATACTGCACCACCAATAGATGTGAAATAATTACCAGTATAATTAATAACAGTGTATGATGGGTTAAGTGACGGTATACCAGATGATACACTTACGAAAGACCAACATTTTTTATCAATTAAATTATTAAATGAATAATTTGGTATTGTTACAGGGCCTGGTGAAGTTTGGACAACATATATTGTAGTGTCATCACATCTTCTGTATATATAATACGCATCCCCAATAGGTGTTGGTGTTGGTGTTACTGTTGGTGTCGGTGTTGGTGTTGGCGTGATTGTTGATGTTGGTGTAGGACTTGCAAACTGATTACAATTTATACAATCACCCAAATTAGAGTATCCAAACGGACCAAACCTTAACTCAATTTGGTTAATACCAATAGTGTCTTGGTTATCTCCAATATAAGATACACATCTTGATTCACCATCAACTAAGGCTTCAAATACCATAAACGGCTCAATTGTTTCACCACCAGGGTTAGTTATTTCATTTGTTGTGTAGTACATCATTCCGTTATAACAATCTTGGAATTGTTTACTATAAGGACACTTAATTATTTCATCTATCGTATTGAAAGTAACATCACCAACAAAAGTACAAGGTCTTATAACAGATGGTGTATTGGATGGTGTTATACTTGGTGTTGGTGAAGGTGTTGGGGTGTATGAATTAATTGTTGCGTCAACACCAATAACAGAACAATAATCTGATGGTGTTGGAGTTTGTGTTACTGTAGGAGTAACAGAAGCTGTAGGAGTTGGAGTTGGTGTTGGTGTATATTCACAATCAAACAATGCTTCAAAATCAACATTACATGGTTGTGTCGGAGTTGGGGTTGGTGTAGGGCAAACTCCAGCACTAAAGTATTCATGACATAAATCAGGACATTGTGAAACACAAGGTGATTTACCTGAAAGTAAACAAGTACCACCTAACGATGATGATAAACACCACTGACTATTTGTCGTATCATAATAGATAAATAACCCTGTTGTATCACCTACCCAATAAGTATATCCATCGTAAGTACCACCACTTGTAAATTGGTCATCCCAATCAGAATTACCTGTATTATATAAACAATAGTTTTCAAAACAATCAACGGGTGTTGGTGTTGGTGTTGGCGTATTAGTTGGTGTCGAGGTCGGTGTAACTGATGATGTTGGTGTTACGGTTGGTGTTACGGTTGGTGTGTTAGTTGGTGTTTTAGTTGGTGTAACACTTGGAGTAACCGTAGGTGTTAGACTATTAGTCGGTGTAACCGTAGGTGTTGGACTATTAGTCGGTGTAACCGTAGGAGTATTACTTGGTGATGGTATTGGTGTTGAAGTCGGTGTAACCGTAGGAGTTGGACTATTAGTCGGTGTAACCGTAGGAGTTGGAGTAGGAGTTGGACTTGGGACTAATGTTGGTACAGGTTCACCACAATCTGATTGAGAACAACAAGGACCAGTTTCCGCATAACTAATTGTATAATCAGGAATTGGCTCCCAAGGAAATACTGATGAACTATATTCGGCATCATCTTTATAAAAATACGCTTCAACTAATTGACCATCTTGTGTACATACCGAAAAGAAACCTACATTGTTATCGATAATTGTTGTGGTATTACCACTACAATCTATAAAAACATAAAATGCCTTATTATTTAAATTAGTATCTGTGTTACCAGTTGCGGTAAAAGATAAAACCGAGTCAATTTGTATACATTGACAAAGACATGGTGTTGGTGTTGGAGTAGGTGTTATAGTTGACGTTGGTGTTATACTTGGTGTTGGTGTTATACTTGGTGTTGGGGTAGGTGTCGGACTTTCCGATATAAAACAATCCTCAGCAGTTAAACAGTTATTAAGAGTTTGTGTTGCGGAAGAACTACCTACGGTTTGAGAATCATTAGCAAAGTAATACGGAGGGTCTATTAATGTCCCGCATAAATAATATGTCCCAGCATGGGTATATGTCATACTAACTTCTGAATCATCACAAATGATATAGTTAACAATTACGGTACTGTCAGGTCCATACATATTACCATTAGCATTCGATATATCCTCATCAGTTATTACAACATTAATACAATAACAACTTTCACCAGATATTGGGTTTAAAATACTACAATCACCTGAATATTTTGACTGACAATCCGAACAACTAATTTCAATATAATAATCGTTTACTGAGTTATAATAATTTACTGGAGTAAAATCACCCGCTTCCCAACAAACACCATTTGAGTCTGAATATGTTTCCCCAATAATAAATGATTGCCAAGGTTTTCCATCAATAGTTGGTGAACAAGGTTTTATGATGACCAAAGGGTCGCTACAACATCTTAGTGCTATTATATTAGGACAACTCATTTTTATATATTCAATGTCTGGTATACGGTACAACCGTTATTATCAACTATTTTTAAATTAAAATCATTTTCATTTGACATAATCGATGGGGCCTCAAACTCATATGGTACTGTTGAAATTGTGTTAATATATACACATACGGTTACAGGATTATCACATAGATAAATATCATATGGTGATGCACCTGAAATATTGTTTATTGTTATGTCAATTGGCATATTTTTACTATCTTATTAAATAAATATAATACTAATGAAAAACTTGTGAAGGTTGATTAATATAATAATTGTGGTTATATTTTTGTAATGTCTGATGATGCGGAAATATTAGTTGAGTTACTCAGAGAAATTTTGGGTGAAGAAAAACAACATTATGAATCGAAGGGTCAAATAGCCTTCGATTGTCCCGTGTGCGATGAGGACAGACATAAAGGTAATTTAGAAGTTAATTATCACCAACACGTATATAAATGTTGGAGTTGTGGTGATGTTAATAACACAAAAGGACCCTTAGGTAAATTATTTGATAAATTTGGTAATAGAAAACAAAAAAAAGTTTATAAAGTTTTACAACCTGAAGTTGATAAACCAGTTGAAAAGAAAAAACCAAAATTAAAATTACCTGAAAGTTTTACTTTGTTTAAAGACTCAAGTCCTATTTATCCTATTAGGAGACAAGCATATAATTACCTGATTAACAGAGGAATAACTGATACAATGATTGAAAAATATAGTATTGGTTTCTGTGACAAAGGTTCACACAAAGGAAGAATTGTTGTCCCCTCGTACAATATGAACGGAGAATTGACGTATTATATTGCAAGGAGTTGGGACCCCAACACCAAAGCCAAATACAAAAACCCTGAAGCTGAGAAAGACAAAATCATCTTCAACGAACATTTGATTAATTGGGATGAGGATATATTTTTAGTGGAGGGTGTTTTTGATGGATTCTTTCTACCTAATAGTATCCCTATGTTAGGTAAACACATGAGTTCTGTGTTATTCGATTCACTATACAATAAGTCTAAGGGTGTTGTAACAATTGCTTTAGATGGTGATGCTTGGAACGACGCTATAAAACTATATAATGAATTAAACGGTGGTGATTTATACGGAAGGTTAAAGATTTTAAAATTACCCCAAGATAAAGATGTCTGCGACTTAAAAGGTCAGATAGACAATTATTACTATAAGATGAAATATTAATATGATTGATTTAAAACAAATTGCCGTTGAAATACGAGATATTTTAGACAAAAAAAGAGAAGAGTTAGGTCTTTCCTTTATTGAGGAAGACCACATTTATTTTATGAAAGATAAAGATGGTAAAGTAAGAAATGACTTCCCATCTGTTTCAAAAGTACTAAAGAAGTTCTATACCGAATTCCCAACCGAAGAAGCTGCTTTGAAGAAAGCTAAAGGTGATGTGGTCTACGCAGAACAATTGAAAGAAGAGTGGGCTCTTGCGGGAACTTATTCTACCAACATGGGAAGTAGAACCCACTTCTTTTTAGAGAAGGAAACTATTGGGTTGTTTGGTGATTACAAAAGTGTTCGTGAACCAATATTTGAATGTGATTTCACTCAAATTATTAAGAGCGATAGTATGATTAGTGCTGGTAAAGACTACCTTCAGGTTATGATTGAACGTGGGGCGGTTTTACTTGACACGGAGATTGTTTTAGGTCACCCTGAGTTAGGTTATACAGGACAACCCGATAAGGTGTGGTTAATCATTGGTAAAGATGGTGAGATTGGTCTAATCATTACTGACTGGAAAACAAACAAACCTAAAAACTTTGAAAGTAATCAGTTCACCAAACCGATGAAATACCCTTTCACCAAACAACCTGATAACGCTCTTGGTCACTACTTTGTTCAGTTACCTTTGTATGGTAAGTTATTGAATAAGATGTTGGAAGGTAGTAAATACGAGAACATTAAATTGTTGGGTTGTATTGTTGTTCTTCTAAAAGAAAATGGTGATTACGAAGAGTTTAGAGTTCCTAAAGAAGTGATTACCACCGTTTTAGATATGAAAATGGAAAACTATTTGACAAATAAAATTTAAACAACTATAATTTAAGATGGAAAGCTATATTACACTTGCATGGTATTATAATACCACTTGGGACAATGAAACAATTAAAATAAACATAAATTATATTATAACATGAAAATTTATATGACAAAAACGTATTCGGTTTTTGAATCCTACGGACCTATCGAGGTTAACATGAAAGATTACCCCGAATTAGAAGGAAAAACAGACGAGGAAATCCTTGAATACTTCAACAGCATTATGTATGAAGAAAACATCAAAGGTGGCGGTGAATCTACACTAGCGGACGAATTTACGTTCAACACTGAAATGATTAAACAAAAATACTCAAATGAGGAAGAAGAAATTGTAAATTATTAAAATATGAATGACGATATTATCAAACCAAAAATTGATTTAAAACAACAAGAGACCGTTGTTTGTGAGAAGTGTGACGGTAAGTTTTTTAAAGAAGTTACACTGATAAAAAAAGTTCCAAAGTTATTAACTGGTAGTTCAGAAGACACTTTAGTACCTTTCCCAACCTATATGTGTGAAAGTTGTGGCCATGTTAATGATGACTTCCAATTATTTGATAAGTGATGACCTATAAAGAATTTTATTATTGGTTAGATGGTTATTTAACTAATAAATTAGAAAATAAACATATTGATATTGCACCTATAGTTGAAAAGATGGGTGAAGTTAAAGAAAGTGATAATTTTGGTATATCAAAACCATATACGGTTCCAGTACCAATTAATCCGATAATTAGAACTGATGACCCTTCAGTACCACCATGGCAAGTAACTTGTGACACAAAAAAAATTTAAATGATTAATAAATTAGTACACTTTTCAGATTTACATATTCGTCTTTTTAAAGACCACGACTTGTATCGCGACATTATTCGCGACATGTTGTCGCAATTTGAAGAAATTAAACCTGACCGAATTGTTTTTACTGGTGATTTAGTACACTCAAAAAATCAAATGACACCTGAACTTATCGAGATGGTTTCATGGGTTTTAACTGAATGTTCTAAAATTGCAAAAACTATTATTATTATTGGTAACCATGATTTTTTAGAAAATAATTCGCAAAGATTGGATGCGTTAACACCAATTGTTGATTCACTACAAAATGAAAATATTGTATATTATAAAAACAGAGGTACGTATGAAGATTCAAATGTTGAATGGGTGGTTTATTCGCTTATGGAGCATAACTTACCACCAGAAATTCCTCAAACAGATAGGGTTAAAATTGGTTTATTTCACGGACCTATTATTGGTTTATCTACTGATATCGGATATAAATTTGAGAGTGGTTTTGATTCATCTAAATTCGATGGTGTCGACTTGGTTTTATGTGGGGATATACATAAGCGACAAGTATTTGATATACCCAATAAAAAGAAAGCTTACATGGTTGGGTCTACAATCCAACAAAATTATGGGGAAACAATAAGAAAACATGGGTTTGGTATTTATGATATTAATAAAGACACTTACGAATTTGTTGACTTGGAAAACCCAAGACCATTTCTTTCATTTAAAATGAAATCATTTGACGATATTATCAACGGAACCGAAAAACTATCCAACGCCTAACAATGTATTCAGTCGAAGTTAAAAACAATAAAGAGATTTATGAGTTCTGTATGGTCAATGGTATCACAGACATTAATAAGTTCATTCAAGATTGTTTTAAACAAGGATTTGATATTAAAAAATACGGACTTTTAGGTGGGGAAGTAAGTGGGGAAGTTACTGTGGAAGTCATCAAAGAGGTTGAAAGAATTGTTGAAGTTATCAAAGAAGTGCCCGTTGAAAAGGTCGTTGAGGTGATTAAAGAAGTTCCCGTTGAGAAAGTTGTCATCAAAGAGGTTGTGAAAGAAGTACCCGTTGAGAAGGTGGTTGAAAAAGAAGTCTACATCACCGATGACGAACAAGTCAAGGAACTTGGTGGTAAAGTTGACAAGTTAGTTGAGGAAAAAAATGAACTCGTGTTAAAAATACACAAGTTGGAAAATGAAATGTCTAAAAGTGATTTAGAACTAGATGAACTTAGACAAAAAATTTCCATTAAAGAAGATGAAATTAAGTCAATTAAGCGAGAATTTTCCACTATAACCACTGAAAATGAAAATATTTTCCAAAATGAAATGTCTAAAAAGGTTGAAGAACTAGATGAACTTAGACAAACTTTAGATGAACTTAAGTCTAAACCTGAGGTTCATGTTGATAATAATAAAGTAAATATGTTACAAGAAACTTTACAGAATCTTAGAAAAGAATTATTATTAAAAAATAAAAAAATAAACGAACTTGAGGATAAAATAACACAATTTGGTAGTCAAACACAAAATATTGGGGCGGCTTATCTAAAAGGTTCAAACTTAACACAAAATTTATAATATGAATATTTTAATTTGGTTATTAATATCGTATGGAATGTCTAACATTCTTGTTTACGGGTCCATTTTTAATGGACTAAGGAGCTTCTTCAAAAGATGGGGAAGTAATCAATACGCACCATTCAACGGGGTCGGTCAGTTTATTTCTGACTTATTGGGTTGTATGATGTGTACTAGTACTTGGGTAGGATTCTTCTTGTCATTAGCTTTTATGTCACCATCAAACACCATAATCGGAACTTCACCGTTTATATCTTGGTTTTTTGACGGAATGTTAGCGTCAGGATTTGTATGGGCGTTTAACGCGATGGTTGAATGGTTCGAAGAAAACCGACCATCATGAAAAATTTTCTAAAGTATACTGTAGTATGGATTAGTCAGAACTTATCAATACCATTTTGGATGGTGGGTCACGTTCACTTAATGACAACCGTCTATCAAGATATTCATGAAATTATAATGTCTTTCGGTATGAACTTGATTGTTGCCGCGGGATTTATTATTGATTATAGAGAACAAAATAAAAAAGAAAAAAATGGGAAAAAAAGCAAAAGAACACAGAAAAAAAGTCGCGGCTAGAAATCAAAGAATTAAGGCTGACCAAAAGAAAATGCAAAAAGTTTATCAGGAAATGTTTGAAAAACAAATGAATAAATTACAAGAACAATTTGGGGATGATTTAAATGTTAATGTTAATGGAGAATCAGTTCCTTTTGAAGTAATTACACCTGAAGACACACCAACCACTGAAGAATAATAATGGATTTGTTTAATCCGCCAATAGAATACAATTACGAAATAATGATAAAAGATTTGGATATTACTAAGTTTGAAAATCCCTACGTACAAGTGGTATGGGAAGATAGTGCGGAAAACTTCACACAAGAGAAGATTAAAAGTGTTCGTCACTACTTCCAAAAAAAATACCAAACAACAAATGTAAATGTTATCACTAAGACCAAAGTCAGTGAGGACACCACCCACAACGTAGATATATCATTCAACATTTTGGATGAGAACTACCAAATTGAGTTGGTGAAATCATATTTGGAAACTAAGGGTAAAGAGGAGTACTTAGATAAAATCCTTGAATTAAATTCTGTTGTTGATAATAAACTAATCTTATCTCAGACTGAGGCAACTCCATTTAAACGATGGTTTATTAAGAATATCGAGTTTTCAAACTTCCTTTCTTATGGTGAGAACCAAAAGATTGATTTTGAAAAGTGTGATGGTATTAGTGTTGTCGAATCGAATCCACCTAACTTTGGTGGTAAGACGGTTCTGAGCGTTGACCTTTTATTGTTTTTGTTCTTTAATGAAACAACAAAGACATCCAAAGCCGAAGAAGTGTTCAACAGATTTACAGACAAAAATCACGTAAAGGTTAAAGGCGAAATCATTATTGATGGTGATGAGTATATCATCGTCCGTAATATTGAACGCAAGAAATCTAAGAGTGGTGATTGGAATGTAAAAACTGAATTGGACTTCTTTAAGAAATTAGCTGACGGTAGTCTTTTAAACTTCACTGGTGAACAAAGACGTGAGACCGAAGCTTTCATCAAAACTTCTATTGGTTCCAAAGAGGACTTCTTAATGACAATTCTAACCACCGCCACCAACCTTGAGGACTTAATTGACTCAAAACCTACGGCTCGTGGTCAGGTATTGTCTCGTTTCATGGGGTTAGACTTCTTGAAACGTAAGGAAGATGCCGCTAAGGAAATCTATAGTGAGTTCTCAAAGACGATGATGTCCAACGTATATAATAGTGAACAATTAAAGACCGATATTGAAACATATAAAGGTCAGATTGTTGACTTAAATAATGGTATTGAGGAATTTAAAAAATCGTTGATTGAGACTGGTGAAAAAATCGCAAAGGGTCAAGACTATCGTGACAACTTACTGAAGGGTAAGCACAACATTGATAGAGAGATTAGTTTATTGTCCCCAACTAAACTTCAAGAGGACATCAATGGTTTGGATTTAGATAAGAGAAAGGTCGTTTCTCAATTGAACGAGGTTAAAGTTGTTGAACCATCTTCATTCTATCACGAAGACAAACACGATGAGGTTAAGGAGGAGATTAACGTACTTTTAAAAGAAGTGATACGTATTGATACGGAAATATCCGCAATTAATACGTTAAAGTCGTCTGTTGAGGGTGGAATCAAATGTGAACACTGTGGTATTGAGTTAATGAACGCGGCAATCACCAACGCCAAAATTGCGGAACTTGATGGATTAATCACGAAAAAAACCCAAAAAGATGGGTTAATGCAGGATTTAACCCGCAAAGAACAAAGTTTCGTACAACTTAAGAAAGAGTTTGATGAGTATGAAAAAAACAAACTTATCAAAGATAAGTATGAAGTTAGTATTGAAAGTATTGACCTTAAGATTGAAGGATTGAAAGTTAAACTTGAACGATATAACGAGGTTCAGGACAAGATTGCTGAGAACAATAAGATTGATACTATGTTGATTAAGGCGGGTAGTAGACTTGAAGAACTCGAAAGAGAAAAAGTCCAAACCCAACGAAATATTGACAACAACACTTATCAGATTAAGTCTCTAACTGAAAAGATTGAAACTAACAAAAACCTCATCATCAAAATTGCTGAGGAGGCTGAGAAAGAAAAGTATTACAAAGTGTTTTTGGAGATTTATGGTAAGAACGGTATTTCAAAATTAATCATGAAGACAATGATGCCATTAATCAATAGTGAGTTACAACGACTACTTGAAGATAGTTCACATTTCAGACTTGAGATTAGAATTAATGAAAAGAATGAAGTTGAGTTCCTAATGATTGATAACAACACTCAGGTTGAGAAGTTAATGTCGTCAGGTTCAGGTTACGAAAGAACAATCGCATCACTAGCGTTGAGAGCGGTGTTGAGTAAGATATGTTCTTTACCAAAACCAAACATTATCGTTTTTGATGAGGTGTTCGGTAAGATTTCAAACGATAACTTGGAAATGGTTTCTGAATTCTTTACTAAGATTAAAGAATATTTTGAAAAGATTTTCGTTATTACTCATAATCCATTGGTAAACAACTGGGCAGATAATATAATCAAAATTAGAAAAGACGAAAACATTAGCTATGTTTCACAATAATTTTGGTAGTTATGAAAAAAGTTGTATCTTTGTATTAAGATTAAAAAAATAGGGTATGAATAGTTATATTTTTTTTGTTTTTGGGGAACATAATGACCAATCAAGTTTTATAAAAAACATTGCTGAAGAATTGTCTTACATTTCTAATTCTGAAAATGTTAAATACTATTATGGTGAAACTTCAGGAGTTTTTACATTCAAATCTTTAGAAACACTAAATGAAGTTAAAGAATTTTTAGATATTATATTTGGTGACACAAATCTAATTTATTTCCTGTTACCATATAATGATGACAAAATGTCAGTAAAATTACCAAAAGGTATTTTAGAACACTTATTTGATGTTAATAATAGTGAAACTATGTCAGGTCTTGAGACTATGGCACAAAACATGACTTTAGACGAACTACCCGAAATACCTAAAAATTTATTTCAAAGTATGAAAGATAAATATAATGATGGGGATTACGATGATGATGATGATGATGATGAATTAGAAAAACTAAAACAAAAACCAATAGAACCAAGTGTCGACGATATTTTAGATAAAATTAGCGACAAAGGAATTAAATCATTAACCGAACAAGAAAAGAAAATTTTAGACAAGTACTCAAAAACAATTTAAATATATGAAAGAAAAAAACTCAACAATTCCAATTAATCAAGACGAGATTCAACACTACCTTAAAGATATTCGTAGAATTAAAGTTATGACACCTGAAAGGGAGAAAGAATTGGCTAAAATGATTAATTCGGGTAATTTAACTCAGTTTGAACGAGATAAAATCAATAAAGAGATTTTAGAAGGTAACTTAAGATTTGTTATTACAGTTGCAAAACAATATCAAAATCAAGGATTAGATTTTCCTGATTTGATTGCTGAGGGTAATTTAGGGTTAATGAAGGCAATTCAAAATTTTGATTGGGGTAAAAACCTTCGGTTTATTTCTTATGCGGTTTGGTGGGTTAAACAATCAATTTTGCAGTCATTGAATGATAATGCTAGAACTATTCGACTACCTGTTAATGTAGTTCAGGACCTACATAGAGCTAAAAAAGAGGTTGAAAATACTGGTGGTACTTTGGATGATAAATTTTTAATTTTACCATCAATGATTGACTTAGATATGAATATCAATGAAGATGGTGATACTTTAATTGATGTTATTAAGAACCCTGACGCTGAAATGCCTGATGAGGTCTTTAATTCCAAAGATATGTTAAAGTCACAACTATTTAATCTATTAGAGGCGTTAGATGAACGTGAAAAATGTATTATTGAAGATTATTTTGGATTAAGTGGCACACCAAGGACACTAGAAGATATCGGCGGTGATTTTAATCTAACTAAAGAAAGAGTTCGTCAAATTAAAGAAAAAGCTCTAAGAAAGTTGAGGAACGACTCATCTATATTGTTTGAGTATATGTAACAAAATACAAAAACCTTCTATTTATTATAATAGAAGGTTTTTTACTTTTATATAAAAAAAAACAAAGTTATGGAAGCATTTTTAAAATTTATTGATAATTGGGGTGTTAGAATTATGACATTCTTAGTTTTAATTATTTTCTTGAAAACTTGTTCTACAAATAGTAGAATAGAAAAAGTTCAAGACAAGATAGAATCTACTAATAGTAGGATAGATTCATTACAAACTCAAATTAAAAAAGAAATTAAGATTGAAGGATTGAAGTCGGAAAAAAGAATGATTCAGGCTACTGACAGAAAAATGATGGATGTTAATCGTCAATCTGAAATTGATAAGGAAATTTCTATCATTGAAAGACAATGAAGACTCTAAATTGGATAAAAAATAATCCAAACAGAGCTATGTTTTTGGTACCCATATTATTGGTCGCGGGTATCTCAATATCACACGTAGTTTCTTGGTATGATATTGCTAACCCAATAACTTGGGCTATATATCTATCTATAGCAATTGAAGTTGGAGCAATGACCGCACTTGTAGCGGCGACTAATAGAATTAAAGGTGGAGTATGGTTCATGTTCGGTTTAGTTACATTCATTCAAATGATTGGTAACATATTTTATTCTTTTAAAGAAATTGATTCTAATGGTGAATTATTTAAATCTTGGGTAGAACTAACTGGCCCTGTGTGGGAAAATTTAGGTTCAGACATTGATGATGTTATCTCATTAAAAAGATGGTTAGCGTTTTTAGAAGGCGGTTTACTACCTATAATATCATTAACTTCATTACATTTTTTTATAAAATATAAAGATAACGATGAGGTTAGTACACATGATGGTGTTGTTGAAGTAGAAAAGATAGTTGAGGTACCTGTAGAAAAGATAGTTGAGGTACCTGTAGAAAAGATAGTTGAGGTACCTGTAGAAAAGATAGTTGAGGTACCTGTAGAAAAAATAGTTGAGGTACCTGTAGAAAAAATTGTTGAAATAGAAAAGATAGTTGAGGTACCTGTAGAAAAGATAGTTGAGGTACCAGTTTATGAAACAACCACAACTACAACAACTGATGACGGTATTAAAAGATTGAGTTATGTAAAATCATAATTACCTGATAAAATCTATATCCATTAATTAATGGTTGACATTGTAAAATACGGAGAATTTAAACCATCAGGTAAGCAAAAGAAAAAAAATCAAATTATATTAACCCACACCTCAAGAGAAAAATTACAATATCTCGCATCATTAAAATACAGGTATAATGGGGAATATAATAAAATACCTAATTATTTGGTTACTAGAGATGGGTTAGTGTTACAACTATTAGGTAACACAGAACACACAAATTACTTTAAAGAACCTAATATTAATAGGAACTCCATTATAATTGCTTTAGAAAATTTAGGTTGGTTACAAAAAGAACCACTAAAAGATTATTACGTTAACTGGATTGGTGATATTTATAAAGGTAAAGTGTTTGAAAAAAAGTGGCGTGAGTATTACTTTTGGCAACCTTATACAGAAATTCAGGTTAAAAAAACCGAAGAATTATGTTTAATGTTGTTTGAGGAGACTAAAATAAAACCACAGTTAATCAGACATAATACTAAAATAAATGGAATAGAAAAATATGAAGGTGTGGTTAGTAGAAGTAATTTTGATACAATTTTTACTGATGTTAATCCATCATTTAACTTTAATGAATTTTTAAAAAATATAGAAGATGAACAACTCACATGATGAAATTAAAAAATTGTTAAGTGCATCTAGAAAAATGTTAACTAGTTCAGTTATGGCTGAAGATTATAGGAACATTAAAAGTCAATATGGTTTATTGATTGAGCAAGGTGTTGATTTAACTAATGATAATGTAACAAAAAAAGTTAACATAACTAAATCTGTTGAAGACACTATTGAGGATGAAACAGAATCAAATGATGATAAAAAACAAGGTTATAGAATATCTGGTGGGGTTTTAGTCTTACATGGTAAAGACCAAACAGAATTAGAGTTAACCACTGATGAAAAATTAGCGTTTCAGGAGACGATGGATGAGTTTGTTGAGGAAGTTTCTGATTTAGTGGACTTTAATAATTTAAATGTATACCCAAATAATGTTGAGTGGTCAGGTAAAATAATAGATTTTGATGTTGAATTCTTTTACTCTATTGGTGAAGACAATGGTATCTACATTAATGGTGATATGATTAAAACTGATGAAAAGTTTTTAGAAATGGTTGAAAAACTTAAAAGTTATTATGAAAAGTTTAAATCAAAATGGGCTAAAATTTTAGCATCACGCAAAAAAACTAAAAATGTTGAAGATTAATTATTATGAAAATAACTAAAGAGTTTATATTATTACTAATCGTTACAATTTTATTAATAGTTAATTTATTTAATTTAAATTCAGTTAACACAAATGTTAAAAATTATGAAAGTAAAATAAAAAAAGTTCAGATTGAAATTGACTCATTAGATAAAATTAATACTAGAATCTATAAAAAAATTGATAGTGTAAACGCTGAGGTTAATTATATAACTAATAAAATTGAAAAAGTTGATAAAACAATAACAATAGTTAAAAATAATACAAATGAAAAAATTAATAATGTTAACAATTTTGGCCTTAACGAGCTTGAATTGTTTTTCGCAAACAGATACGGTAAGAATTAAAACTGATACCACAAAAGTGGTTTTAAGTCAAGATGTTGCCAAACAAGTCGTTAAAGATTTAATTAGGTTGGATGGGTGCGAGGAAGAATTAAAGTTAACTCAAGATAAAGTAGAACTATTAAAAGAAAGAGAGTCTGAAAAAGATAGTATCATTCAATTACTAACTATGAAAGATAGTAACAGCCAAAGTATCATTTTAATGAAAAATGAACAATTAGAAATTTCTAAAGAATTAACAGAAAGCCTATCCAAAGAACTGAAGAAAAAGAAAACTGAAAATTTTTTATATAAAATAGGTTCTTTTATTGGAATAATATCAACAACAATATTAATCATAACATGGCCTTAACAGATACTGATAAAAGACAGATTGAAACTATTGTTAGAAAAGAAATCAAAGATTTCCTTGGCTCACAAACTATGAGACAACACGAACAAAAAATGGTGGAATTAATCGCTCAAGAAATAAAGAGAGGTAAATTAAATGGTGATATTAAAGACATAACCATAAAAGTTTTCCGAGAGTTTTATAATTTTATGTGGACTCAAAGAAGTTATTGGGAACCAAGATTGAAAAATGCGTAAATTAATTGAAAATAATATGTCAGACAAAATAAAAAATGCATTCTCTAATGAAATGAGTAATAGTGGTGCGTTAAGTAGAGGTTCTGACGCGGTAATGGCGGCAAACGACATGGTTAGAGCCATATCCTCAACAAATGAAGAGGAAGATAATGAACAAATAATTAGAAAACCTTTTAAAAAAATGAAAACTGACAAATTGATTGGTAAAAAAAATATGAAAAAACCTATAGGTAAAATCACTATGATGAGGCCTATAATGGGTGAAAACGAGGAGACCAATGAAAAATGGAGTGAAAAATATAAAAATAGTATTGATTGTAACAATCCAAAAGGATTTAGTCAAAAAGCTCATTGTCAGGGTAAAAAGAAAAAAACAGAACCTAAAGAAGCGACTGGCTCAGGTGCTGCTGGTGGATTTGAATCACCTTTATTCTCAGAACCAAAAAGAATGGATAGTATGTTTAAAGATGAACAACCAAAGAAAAAAGTTAAAGGTGGGTTTGTTTATGAGGAATCTTTAAAAGGTGGTAAAGCGGACAACCTATCTATTGAGGATATTGCTAAAAAACATGTTGGTAAAGAAAAAAATGAGTCAACTAGAAGAGAAAAAGTTGATAAAATGATTTTACAATTAAAAAAACAATTAACTAAAGGTATTAAAACTGAAATGGAACACACCAAAAGTAGAAGTAAGGCTAAAGAAATTGCCATGGACCATCTATCAGAAACCCCAAATTACTATGATAAGTTAAAAAAAGTTGAAACTAAAGAAGCGACAACTTCATCATCTTCAGGGCAATACTCAACACCCAAAATGTGGGCCAAATCAACAAATAAAAAAGATTGGAGAGGTGCGTCAAAACCTTTAATACCTGGCGGCAAATTCGTCCAAGTTAAGAAAAAGTGTAAAAAATTTCCATATTGTAATCAGGGAGATATTAAATCATTAAAAATATTTGAAAACGAAACAGTCAGAAAAGTTATAACCAAGGTAAGTAAGGAACATAACATAAGCGAAAATGTTATTAAAACAATTCTGTCTTATGAATATGAAAAAATTAAAAACAATAAATAAACTGAAATATTTGGATATTTATAAATAAAAATCAAAATGAAAAAATTGAATCAGACTTATATAGATAATTTAATCGGTAAGGTTATCAATGAGACTATTGAAGAAAAAGCCGACAACTTAGCTAAACGTATTAAAGATATGGAACATAAAGAACGTGGTCATCGTAGAAGTGTTGCTAAAATGAGTGATGAAGAAATTGAAGCATTAATGAGTTCTGATTTATTAGATGATAGTGATATTGAAATTGAAACTGATTGGACCCAATTAGAAGAAGGTGAAACATGTGAACAATGTGGGAAACCAATGGCTATGGAAGGTGAAGTGTACGAAGAAGGTGAAACTTGTGAATGTGGTAATATGTACGAATCAGATATGGTTGGTGATTTAGAAAATCCAGGGTCATCATTTGATTATGTTGAAGAAGATAATACTGAAGATGAAACTGATTTAGAACTTTTAGGTGCGGACGACGATGGTGACCCATTAGATAGGGTTAATAGATTTTGTGATAGTAAAAGCGATGAATACAATGAAGAGTCTTGTAAGTACCATAAAAAACTTAGTCGTGAAATAACAGAAAAACTTCATGGTGGTCAAAGAAAATTAGATAAAAATCGTAATGGTAGAATAGATTCTGAAGATTTTAAGATGTTAAGAAAACGTGAAGAGAAAGAAGGTAACGCGTTCACAGGGGCTTTGGCTAAGGCAAAGGCTAGTGGTGAAGACGAGTTCCAAGTTGACGGTAAAAAATATGACGTTACAGAATCGGATAAAAAGTGGATTCAAGATATTGACATGAAAAAAGGTGGATTAAAATCTTTTTGTAATGGAAAAGTAACTTGTGATTGTGTTGAAAAAGCTATGAAAAGTAAAAAACATAAAAAACAAGCTCAGTTATATCTAAACATGAATTCTGATAAGTGTAAAGACTTACAAGAATCTAAAAAACACAATAACTTAAGATTAAGTGAAGAACAAATTATTGATTTAATTGAAAAAATCATAAAAGAAGAAAAAGAAGTTAGAAATAACATAAAAATGGGAAATCCTAAGGGTCTTGAAAAATATAAACAAGTTCACGCTAAAGATGGTAAAGAAAATGATGACTATTTAAAATCTGTTGTTAAAAAAATGAAAGACTATCTTAAAGACGGTTCTATGGGTGATTATGATATGAATCCTGACATCTTCCCAAAAGGTAATGGTGAATTAGGTAAAATGAAGAAGAAAGCATATATACCATCAGGAGCTGTTGAAGATTATATTGATAACTTTACTGCGGCTGGTTTAGAAAACTTAGATTATGACGGTATAAACCCAAATGAAGAATGGGTAACAGCAAACATTGAAGGGTCGTCTAAAACAGGAAATAACCCTGATTGGGCAAACACTGGTAAATCAGACGTTAATAAAAAACGTAATAAAATTAGAAAAGATAATTTATTAGCTAAAATTAAAAGAAAGGCTTACAATAAAGCCCCTCAACCTGTTATTAACGACAACGCTGGTGAGGACGAAGGTAGTAAAATCATGACTAAGTTAGAGTCAATTGAACCTAAAGGTGGTAAGAAGTTAAATGAGGAGTTTGACAGAATGAAGTCTTTAATAGGTTACAATCAAAAGACACAATAATTTACAATAAAATATTATCAATTATAATTTCTCCATAGACCAAATCTATGGAGAATTTTTTTAATTATATAACCAAACCTTTAAATCCTGAGGATGTTGATATATGGTTTAGGGTTAATAACATTATACCTGAAAAACTGGAATTGTTTTCAGATTTTTCACATTCATTAAATATAATTGTTGTACAGACTTATTTAGGTGAAAATAACATGCCTAATGAGACTAAAATAAATATGAGTGATGAGGATAATAAAAAACACTTTGAATGGTGTTGGAATAAGGTGATTGATAATTTCAAAAAAGAAGACATCACTTTTAAACCTAAAGGTGAACATTATGAATATTTTGAATCTTTTTTTAATAATATATTTTACAATCAAAAAGAACAAAATGTTAGAAACTCTATCGGTAATTTTTTTAACGATTTATTTGATGTTAAAAAACCATTCACTAAATCTGATTTAGATATGATATCCACAGTATATAAAGTTTTAGACAGAAGTCTTAAAATTTAAAAAATCCTTTATAGTGTTTACTATAACCCAAAAAAAATTATGTTTAACATTAAAGATAAATCAATAAAAAAGAAAAATGGAAACTTTAGAAAAAATCAAAACAATGACTGAAGAATTATCGGTTGATGCAACAAAATTCTTCAAAGGAAACAAAAGTGCGGGTACTAGAGCTAGAAAAACTGCACAGGAGTTGAAAGCGTTACTACAACAATTAAGAGGTGAAATTCTTGAGGAGAAAAAAACAAATAACTAATGTATAGTATTGAAAGTATATATTTATTTGTCTTTATATTTTCATTATTAAATGTTTGTAGAACATTTTTTAGGTTTATAAGTGCCCTATTACAAAACCCTCCCACAAGATTAGTTCTTAATGGGAGGGAACTTATATTTTTTGGTTTATCATTATCATATATTATAACCTATATAATTAAAGTTTAAAATGAGTTTATATAAAGAATTTTCCGAATTATTACCTTACATACAATCAGTAAGAAAAATAAAAAATTATTTAAGTTTTGACATTGCGTTCCCAACAACTTGGAAGTTACCTAAAAAGTACATTGTTGAAGATAAAATTGTTGAACAAGAGTCAACGTTACAAAACCATAGAATGTTTTCTTTTGTTAGTGAGATTGAAGAAAAAGAAATCGAATTAACATCATCCAATATTAAAGGAATTATAAAATATAATTTAGAAAGAGAAGAGAAAGAAAAACTATTCCAAAATAAAGTTGAGGAGTTAAAATCAATTTTTGAAAAACAAAATTTAACAAAACTAAAAGGTCTACAATTTGAAATAAAAGATAGTAAAATAAAATTAGATGACAGAGAAGACGAACTTGAAGGAATTAGAATGGTTGGAGAAGGAGAAGATTAAAGACAAAATACAGTTAGAACGAGAAAAAGAAGATTTTATTAAACAAATAAAACAATTCAAAAAAGAAGAAATCTTACCTAAACAACCTGAAAAAATATCATTATGGAAGAGAATCAAAAAAGTATTGATGGGATAATTGAAAAATTAGCTTTAATTACTGACGGTATAGACCAACTATTCCCTACATCAAAAACCGCCGTGGCAATTGAATTAGGCGTTGATGATTTTAAAAAAGTTCAGAGTAATTTTAGAACTATCGACCATCACCACAAACAATTTGCAATTGAAATATCAAACACTAGATTTATGTTTTTGATGGATGAGTCGTTGACTGACGAACAAGGTAAGACTTTGAAAAGCCTTTCTCAGAAAGAAGTTGGTAAAGATACTTCCTCTGCTGAGTAGTATAATCTTTAACAAACATACAATCAGACCTACCCAACTCCATAAAATAGTTTGATAGTGAATCCAAAAATCTGGACGAGTCATCATTATTTTTCAACGTAAATAGATTAAATTGGTCGTCATTTTGTACAATAACCTTATTATTTAGTTTTGAGATAAGTTTAAAACCTATAGGGTCTAAATAAGTTTTGATAAACTCAGAGACTGAAATTTTTTTAGAATTACTGTAATCAAGAATATATTCTTCCTCGTTATACCCTTCAATTTTAATGATTGTGTAATCACTATCGTCCAATTCAATTTTGACCTGTCTACCAAATTCGTCTTTTAAAAACATAGGTAGTAACGTTCCCGAAGTCCTCTCTAATAAAGCTATTTCAAATTTAGATTTAAAGCCATTTTCGTATTCTTTATTAAACACGACTTGATTACTTTGATTAACCAATCTATCAAAAAATTCTTTGGCTCTTTTATGAGTTTTAAATTTGTTGATTATTTTCTTTTTTGTTTTATTTTTAAAAAGAACTATGAGAAATCTTTCTTTAGTTTCCATTACTAAAATATAATATAATCTATATCTAAATAAATATTGATGAGTAATCAGAATAATTTTTATAATATACTTGGGGTCAGCGAATCGGCGACACAAGATGAAATTAAAAAAGCTTATAGAAAATTGGCGGTTGAACATCATCCTGATAAAGGAGGTTCTGAAGATAAATTTAAACAAATATCTGAGGCTTATGACACTTTAAGTAATGATGATAAAAAAAGACAATACGACGCCAGAAGAAATAACCCATTCGCATCCTCAGGATTTAATCCATTCGAAGATTTATTTAATGGAGGATATTCACAAAGAAAACGAGCAGTACCTGATAAAATAATTGAAATTATTGTTGGTGCGGTTGATTCATTTTTGGGTGGTGATAGAATTATCACGTATGATAGAGAACATCAGTGTAATGGGTGTAATGGTGGTGGTGGTGATAGAGTGACTTGTCAAGTTTGTAATGGACAGGGATTTACAATTCATAAAATAGGTGGTAGTATGTTTAATCAAGTTGTTAGACAGGCTTGTAATAATTGTAGAGGTGCTGGTTATGTTTATACAAAGACTTGTGGTACTTGTCATGGTAAAACAACAAAAACAATGACAGAAACGATTAAAATTAAATTACCTCATGGAATTGATGACGGTCAATTCTTGAAATTACAAGGTAAAGGTGATTACCATGACGGCATGTACGGTAATTTAGTAATTAGAGTTAGGACAACTCAACAAAATAACTTTGAAAAGATTGGTGATGATTTAGTATATAACGCTTACTTTAGTAAAGAAGATTTGGAAAAAGATGATGTCGAAATACCACACCCACAAGGTAGTATATCAGTAAAACTACCAAAAACTTTTGACACGTCTAAACCCTTACGAGTCAAGGGTAAAGGGTACTCCAATATTGGGGATTTGTTTGTTAAATTGTTTGTTAGATTTGATAGACCTTAATTAAAATAAGGCTGATAGTTCTTTAATTAGTTTTATTGTACCATATACGGCTGCAAATAAAACATAAAAAGAAAGGACTATCATAGACCAATGAGTTGTTGTAAATTTTTTACAAGTTTTACAATTTTTCTTTTCTGTAGTTTCCATAATAACTTTTTATTTAAATATATACTAAAACTAATATAATGTAAAATATTGTGTCATGTTAACATAAGGTTATTTTATGGTTATCATATTTTTTTATTGATGTTTAATTGAATTTCATATCTATATATTGTTAAAAAATATATTATGAAAAAAATTTTAGTTCTTTTTGCATCGTCAGTATTAATGATGTTTAGCTCTTGTGATAAAGAGATAATTACCCCTAACAATAAAACCTATATTATCAGTGAAACTGTTATTAATGGTGTAACCTATAATAAGGTTGAGGGTACCATCAATGAAAATTTAACATTTAGTTCAGATAAAAATTGGTTGTTATCTGGTGGTGTTTTTATTGATGATAACACAAAATTAACCATAAACGGTGGTCAAACAATTTATGCTGATATAAATGTAACCACGTTTTTATCTATCAAGCAAGGTGGTAAAATTATGGCTGAAGGTTCTAACACTAATCCTATTGTTTTCACGCCCTTAAAAGATAACCCAACATACGGTGATTGGGGAGGTATTATCATAAATGGTAAGGCTAAATTAAATACTGGGTTAACCGCAGAGGGTGAAGGTGGTACAGGTATTTACGGTGGTAATAATGACGAAGATAATTCAGGTGTTTTAAGATATGTTAGAGTTGAATATGCAGGTAAAATATTAGGTACAGATAATGAATTAAATGGATTCTCATTTAATGGTGTTGGTTCGGGTACCGTCGTTGAATATATCCAAGCGTATAAAGGCTCTGATGATGGTATTGAATTTTTTGGTGGAACTGTGAATGTAAGATATGCGGTTTCAACACATAACCAAGATGACGCATTCGATTGGACTCATGGTTGGAGAGGAAAAGGACAATACTGGTACGTTCAACAAGGTGTTGACGGTGGAGATAGAGGTATCGAAGCTGATAACAACTCTGATGATAATACATTAGCGCCATATTCAAATCCAACATTGGCTAACATCACATTAAATGGTGTTGATGATGGGGATGGGTTGAATACTGGTATGAGATTAAGAGAAGGTACTAAAGGTCAAATCTATTACGCATATGTTACAGGTTTCCCAAAGTACGGAGTTCGTGTATCGGAAGAAACATCATTGAACCACGTAGTTAATGGTGAGTTGTTTGTAGCTAACTCTACAATTACTGGTAACGGTACAAATTTTAAAGATTGTTCTTCATTTGATGGGTTGATAATGACATTGAATGATGGTTGGTTTATACCTGATACAACAATTGGTTCAGGAAGTGAATGGATGAATGGCTGGACACGATGATTAAAAAACTTTTATATATGGTGGTGTGTGTATTATTCACACACACCACATTAGCCCAAACATTAACAGGTAAGGTAGTGGATGAAACAAATCAACCACTACCTTACGTTCATGTTAAATCAGAACAAGGTAATACTTTAACTAATTATAATGGTGAATACGGTCTTAATATTACTGATAGTTGTACGATAACATTTAGTTTTATTGGTTTTAAAAAACAAACAATCAAAACTGGTAAAGGTGTATTAAATGTTGTAATGGTTACTGAAGCCCAAACAATTGGGGAAGTTACTGTTAAAAGTAAAAAAAATAATGCAAGTGAAACTGTATTATTACTCGAAAGAAAAAAACTTGTGGGTATCGAATCTTCAATTGGGGGGATGGAGATGTCAAAAAAAGGAATCTCAAACGCTGAGGACGGGTTAAAAAAGCTAACAAGTATAACCTTTTCAAATAGCAGATTAAATGTTAGAGGTTTAGACGATAGATATAATCAAATAACATTAAACGGTATCCCAATCCCGTCAAATAATTCCGATAGAAAAAACATTGACTTATCAATATTACCTTTAAGTGTTATTGATAATATTAAAGTTAAAAAAACATACTCCTCAGAACAATGGAGTAATGTCGCTGGAGCACAAATAAACATTACCACACCTAATGTTAGAAAACATTTCACGGTTAATTATAAAGGTTCTTTTAATACTTTAACACCAACACCTAATAGTAGTTTAAACATTAGTTTTGGTAATAATAAATTAAAAAAGTTCGGACTTTTAGTTAATTTTAATTTAAACCAAGATAATCAAAACACTAATGGTGTTATTAGATTGGCCAATAAACAAGGGAATAGTATTTTAGATTATAATTTTACTGAAAAACTTCAACAACTTACACCATCAGCGATAATGGTTTTAGATTTTAATCATAAAGATTTAGAAGTTAGTAACACTACATTATTTATTAATCAAAACTCAAAATCTTATAGAACAACTTTAGGTTCTCATTTTGATTATAATACTGATTTATTCACTATAAGAATTACACCAACAAACCATAATTTATTTACAGAACAAATTAAATTTGAATTAAAAAAAGATAAATTTGAAATCCGTGGTATTGGTGGACTATCATTGGTCAATAGTGGTGAAAACGGTAGAAACCAATTTGTTTACCTATATGATGGTAATTATCAATTCAATAACGTTGATAAATTGGATAATCATTTCTTTTGGAGTCAGAATAAAGAAAGTCGTATTAATTTAGGTTTGACTGGTAAATACCATATAAGAAAAACATTACACGAATTTGGTTATTCCTATATGATTACCAATAACTACTTTAATTATCAACAGGAGTATTACGACTTATTAGGTGTTAATAATGAAAACGTTAGTGTTGACCCTAACAACCCGTTCATGTTCATTAATGGTGAAAATAGTGAAAGTTTTTGGGTTAATAATCCTGCTTCAGAAGTTAATGGGGTGATTAGAAATCATAGTGGGTATTATAAAAGTGATTTTAATAATGATAAAATAGATTTAAGTTTTGGGTCTAGATTTGAAAAAATATATCAATTAGTTGAATATAAAGACCAGTTATCACCTGTATTCACAAAATATAGTATATTGGATAATTTTGAAATATTACCTTATTTGAATGTAAAATATAAAATTACAAATAAATTGCAATTAAGAGGTAGTGGTGCGGTTACAACAATAAGACCTAGATTTCGTGAAATGACTCCGTTCATATATACCGAGGTGTTTGCGGGTTCAAAAATACAAGGTAATCCTAATTTAATAAATTCTACCGTATATAATGGAGATTTAAATTTAGAATTTTATCCATCTAAAACTGAGATAGTTAGTTTTACTATGTACTATAAATTAATAAAGAATCCTATTGAAAAAGTTAATGTTGCTACGGCAAGTGGTCGATTAGAGACGTATCAAAATAGTTTACAATCTATGGTATATGGAGGTGAATTCGATTTTAAAAAAAGTATTAAGAATTTTAAATTTGATTTTAATTCATCTTACCTATATTCAAATATTACTACATCAGAAAACACTTCATCATCTGTCGTTGTTACTAATATTAACAGACCATTACAAGGGTCATCAAAATTTATGACTAATTTTGATGTATTTTACATGATTAATAAAAATAATAATATTGGTATAGTTTATAATTATGTTGGTACTAAGTTAAACTCTGTTGGTGTATTTGGATTGGGGGATATTTACCAAACACCACAACATTTTGTGAATATGGTTTATAATATTAATAAAGATAAATTTGTAATGTCTTTTAGAATTAACAATTTATTTAACACTGAATACAAACTACAACAAATGACCGATATTGGACTAATTACAACTAATAGTTATAGAACAGGTCAAGAATTTTCGGTTAGATTTGGATATAAATTATAAAATCCATTTGCCTTTTACCTTTTTTTTTCTTATACTTAAACAAAATCATTTTTTATGTTGAGTTATATAGGAGGTAAAAGTAAAATTGGTAAGTGGATTGTTCCGCATTACCCTACAGATATGGAAACGTATGTTGAGACATTCGGAGGAATGTTCTGGTGTTTCTTTAATATGGATTTGTCAAAATACCCTAACCTAAAGAGGGTGGTTTACAATGACTTCAATCCGTTGAATTACAATTTATTTATGTGTTTACAGAATCCTGACGTTTTGTTAAACGCGGTAAACCGTATTCCGTGTCAAGAACGAGATGTTGAGGTCACTCCACCTATTTACAAAGAACAATTCAAAGAGTTTCAGTCTGAGTTATATGGTGAGGGATTCACAATCAATTACCCCGATTATGATGTTGCGGCTAAGTATGCTTACATCCTAACACAGGTATTCAGTGGGTCTAAACCTGAGACATCTAACTTTATTGACCTTAAAGGTAAGTACAAATCAAAGTATCTTACATTCCGAGACAAACTTTCTAAACCTGACTGGCTTGACCATTTCAAAAAGATTTCTCATTTTAGACTTGGTGACTTTGCAAATGTGATTCAGGAGTTCGATAGTCCAACAACATACTTCTATTTGGACCCACCGTATTGGAAGACTGAAAACTATTACTCTAACCACGACTTTGACCGAGATGACCACGAAAGACTGGCAAACGTATTGAGGAAAATTAATGGTAAATTTAGTTTATCTTACTATGATTTTGAACTATTACATGAATGGTTTCCTGAAGACGAATATACTTGGGTTAAAAAAGAATTTGCTAAGGCGGCCGCAGCTAAAAAAGGTACCTCACAAAACATGGGTGAAGAGTTGTTGATTATGAATTATTAAAATTTGGATATTTTCGCTTTATTTGATATTTATTTAATAAAAACATAGAAATGAGATTTACTAACTTACTTTCAAAATTAATTGTTGAGCAATCACGATTCCAAGTATTATATGACAAATTAGTTAAGCCATCACCTAAAGCTAAACCTGAACCAGGTAAAAAGGCTAAAGGTATTATGGACTTTAATACCCTAAAAGAAATTATTTTCGCTGACCCTACAACCAAATCCCCTCAAGGTGTTGATGTTGAATCATTGAGTGTTCAGGATATGGAAAAAATTAAAGTTGGTAAGTATACTCAGTGGTTATTGAAAAATTTTGTGTCACCTAAATTAAATGTTGGTCCTGACGTTGACCCAAGTTCGCCTCAATATAAATCAGCACTTGCTGAGTTCCAACGTTTGTTTATGGAGGACTTATATAAGGTAACAGGTGACTTACAGAAATACGAAAGATTTAAGAACCGTTTACCTCAAGAGTTTAGAGATATTAACAAATTGACTCCTGAGACTCTTTACGACCAAGTTAAAGACTTTAGTTTAGAGAAAACAAAAGCAACTAAAGAAGAGAAGAAAGAAGCTTCTAAAACATACGAACATCCTGGTGCTGAAATTGTATTCCGTGGTAGTGATTGGACTGTGGCTCGTATTTCTGACCAAGGTCAATTAGGTAAGGATGCAGCTCAATTCTACGGTGGTTCATACCAAGAACCATCAAAAGGTGAAACAAGATGGTGTACATCATCACCTGGTTTATCTTACTTTAACGGATATATCAAAGACGGACCATTATATGTTATTATACCTAATACAGGTAAAAAATTTGAAACTGAGAAAGAATATGGTGATGTTTCAGGTCTACCAGCATTAAGATACCAATTCCATTTTCCATCTAATCAATACATGGACCCAAGAGACAGACAAATTAATTTAGTTGATTTCTTAAATAAAGAAGAAGAAGGGTTGAAAGAATATTTTAAGTTTGAATTTGCTAAAGGTTTAGTTAATAGAGGTGGTAAAAAGGTTGAAATTAATTACCCTGACAGTTCGGCAGGTAAATTTGTTGCTCTTTATGGGTTTGATGAATTATTTGAATCATTACCTGAAGATATTGAACACTTATTAATTAATAATAAATCAAAAGAAGATATTGCGTTAACTGTACCTGAAACTTTAGGTAGATTCAAAGATTTACAAGCGTTACTTTTCCAAAACATAGTTAAAAAATTACCCAATAGTATTGGTTCTTTACAAAATCTTAATTTCTTAGCTTTACCAAACAACAAAAATTTGGAGTCATTACCTGAAAGTATTGCGGATATTCCTGGATTAGCATTCATTAATTTGAAAGACACTAATCCTAATGTTAAAATACCTGAAAGATTGAGAGAAAAACTTTCAGATGAGGGTGGTGGTTTTTACTATGTGAACTAATTTTATTATTTTTAAAAAAAATAAGGTCATGAATGTTGATGTTGAAATATACCTTAACCAATTTAAAACATTTTTCGATAACAATCCTAACTCCCTAAAAGAACTTATAGGTGAAATAAATAAAGAACTTTTTTATAATAAAGTAAAAGAAGTTTGTTATTTAAATGATGAGAAGGGTGATGATGTGTCTTTAACTAGAACACAAATAATTGATATTGTTGTTAGTTTAATTGATGTGGTAAAAACTGATAATATTGAAACAAAAGTTAATGGTGTTTTTGAAAAGACAAAATTTGGTGATATTTGTATGAATTGATTTGGTACTTTAAAAAATTATACATATCTTTGTGTTATAATTAAAACAAATTAATATGATTTATACACCCGAATTGATTAAAGAAGTTGCACCATCAGTATTTGCAACATCACCTTCACCTAAGTTATCTAACCGATACGTATTTGTACCAACCAACGAGATTATGGAGAACTTCCAAATGGAAGGATGGAACTTGGCGTCTGTAAAACAGATGGGTCGCGGAAATCACGCACTACACGAACTTCGTTTCCGTAACGGTGAGTTACCTAAGGTTGGTGACTCTTTGGTTGAAGCGATTATCCGTAATTCACACAATGGAATGGCGACATTTTCAGTAAGTGCGGGTCTACACAGATTGGTTTGTAGTAATGGTCTAACAGTTCCCACATCGCTATCTGAGGCGTTTAACCTACGTCACAGCCGATTTGACTTGGACGATGTAAAACGATTAACTGAGAGTTTTGCAGGTCGTCTTCCCAAGATTCAAAGCTCTGTAGACCGAATGATGAGTCGTGAGTTGAGTGAGGTTGAACGTGTCAACTTTATTGAAAAAGCTGTTGATGTTCGTTGGAAAGCTGGCTCTGTACCATCGTCACTTGATGTTATGTCAATCCTTAACCCTATTAGGGAAGAAGATAAAGATAATACCTTATGGAATGTCTTTAACGTAGTCCAAGAAAAGTTTGTACGTGGTGGTGTTGAGTACAAATCGTCTCGAGGTCGCAAGACAGGGTTACGCGGGTTGAAAAACATCATGGCTGTGAACCAAGTGAATACTAAACTTTGGGAAATTGCTGAAGAGTTGTGTTAATCACAGTGGGGGAGTTGAAACTCCCCCTTTTTTTATTTAAATTTATACTATGAGGGAAACTTTATATAAGAAAGTATTTGAACGTCATTACACTGGTCTCCATAAAGACACCAATGACTTTAACCCTGTTGTGGTTAAAAGAAACATTGATTTAAATAAAGATGATTTATTTGGGGATATTGTTGATTTAATAGGTGAACCTAAAGACTATCATCCAAAATATCGTAAATTTGTTTTGGACCACGAGAAAAAAGACGAGGAAACCTTTTTAACCAACTACGGTAATCCATTAGCCACTGTGTTATACGAGAGGGTTATTGTTGTTGTTGAACGACAAGAAGGTAAGACTGCCCTTAAAGTATTTACTTACTCCAATATCAGAAAAGTCGGTAAGCCTTATTTTGTTAAACACACTGGTATAAGATACGTGGGGTTTAATGAAAAGGAAGGTTCGGTTTACTATGGTCACATGACCAATTACCACAAGAAAAGAAAGTGTTCTAAGAGGATTGTTAAGAACACCTTTTATGGTGAACCGATGAATTGTATGAAAACCCATCTCAGAACTGTTCTATACTCTTATTTTATACCTGAAGGTAGAATCACCACCAAAGACCCTGGAAGTCTATCACAATTCGTTAATGAGGTTATCCAAACGTTCTTTAGTTATTTACCAATTAAAACATTGGAGACTAATCTTAATTCTGATGAGTTAATGTATAAGTTGTACTTAGACCATAATGGTATTAAATATTCTAACAATTGGAAAATATTTAGAACTTCGTTTCCTGCTGTTACCAAAAAACATTTAAAGAAAACCAAATTTAAGTACATTGAGGCCTACATGAAACTTAATGGGATTAAAGGTGATAAGTTAAAAAGAATTTTGCATACTACAAAAACAACTAACTTAACTGGATTATTCGATACTCAAAATGTTTTTGGCGAGAAGTTTATTTTGTCATTGGATGATGAAACAATCAAAAGTATTATCGACAATGATTTAGGTCACATTACATATGGTGTTAATCCTGAGAGAATTAAGATATTACAAGAAAGACCTGTTGAACGTAAGAACGCGTTTGAAATACTTAAGTTAGTTATATCAGGTGATATTGCTCAATCAACATTCAATGACCACTTCAGGTTTTATACTAGATTACGAGATATTGAAAATGTTAAATGGAAATCTAATAATTACGACTCGTTCTTACAGGAACATATGGATTGGTCTGAAAAGATTGATTATTTAAATCAAGGGACGTTCCACAGAATTTATCCTCACAAGTTCAAAGAAGAAGTTGAGAGAGTTATTTTAGGTATTGATGAGGTTGCTCACCCAGTGTTACTTTTGAATAGTAGTCAGTATAATATGGAGTCCACACACCAGTCCAATTGCGTGAAGACATATATCAAGAGAGAGTCGTCAGTTATCATATCACTTAGAATGGGTGATGTTAATGGTAAAGAACGAGCCACCATTGAATATCAAATACGACATAATGGTGAAAAGATAGTTGAACTAAAGAGAGTTCAGAGTTTGGGTAGGTTTAATACCAGATTGGATGACATGTGGAATCCATATCTTACTATATTGGACCAAAGGGTTCAAAAGTTAGTTGATGACAAAATATTTGATTTACCTGAAGGTGTTTTGGAACATAATAAAAGACAAATTCACACCAAGATGGTTGTTGGTGAACCTACAATATTATTACATATGGATAATATATATGATAGGGTGTTGAAACCAATGTATAGTGCCAGTTTAAATTGGGGTGAAGAAGTAAATGTAAATGAATATTTACAACTAGATGGTGGTGAATTACCTTTTATATAATATGAGAAACGAAATACCATTACATTGTATAGATAGTTTTATGAAAAAATTTGGTTCATATCCATCAATATGTTCTGTTGAACCACCATATACACCAGAAGATTTTATAGTTAAAACTATACAGAAGTACCATAAATTATGGGAAGTTAAAACCGTTAATGAGGACGGTAATATTACGTACTTAGACGTATTGTTAGAATATGACCCAACAGGTATTTTATTATATATTAAAGACAATTCCCACATATTTATATTAAGTGGGGTTGATAAATCTAATATAGTTGATTTTACAATTCATAATTTAAAAAAAAATAAGTAAAAATGGAAATTACACAAGAAGTATTAAAAGAAAAAATTAGTAATGGTGAAAAAATTGTAGTTGATTTTTGGGCACCATGGTGCGGACCATGTAGAATGATGAAACCAATTTTTGAGAAAGTTGCTAATGAGATTAATTCAGATGATTCTGAAGTAAAAATGTACACATTAAATGTTGAAGAAAATAGAGAATTGGCATCTACTTTAGGTATTAGAGCTATACCGACCATTAAAGTCTTTAATAATGGTAATGAGTCTTTTTCTAAATCAGGTGTACTTATGGAAGCTCAGATAAAAGATGTTGTTAATGATGTTTTAAATGGATAAAGTGTTAGTATTATTCACAATGGAGGGGTGCCCATATTGTGTTGAAATGAAAGAAAAATTAAACGAGGCTGGTATTGAATTCGTTGATAGGGATATTAATATTTATGAAGAGGAATATGATTTATTTGTTGAAGTTACGGAAAATGAATATGTCCCAGCGTTTATGATTATTGAATCACCTGAAGATAACCCAACAACTAAAACCTTCACACCTGACAGAGACTTTAATGAAATTGATGAAGGTGTTAATATAATTAAAGAACACTTTAAATAATAAAATCCCGTAAGGGATTTTTTTATTAACAAAAATTTTAATATATTTGTTACATGTCGTTATCTTTTAAAAAAGATGGTGTAATTCATCATCCATTAAAAACTTGGGAATTATCTAATGGTGGATACATAAGTATTTATCAAGGTAGTCGTGGACATAATCCAGAATTGGATTATATTGTTAAATACAAATCAAGTTCATCTAGATTGAGAGCCCCATCACACACTCATTGGATTGTTGACCTAATTCTTAAATGTGAACACGATAAAGATGATGTTAGTAAATTTATTAATGATTGGTTGGAATTGTATGACCGAATAGAACCTTTTAAATCTGTTGAGGAAAGGAATAACTATGAACTACAATATACTGATTATTTTACCGACGTGTATTTTGGTTTGGATAATTTAGGAGCTTTCAGTATAGACTTTATTTCGATGATGATTGAGTTGTTTATTAAATGTGAAAAACAAACTCCCAACGCCTTTATGTTTAAAACATTGTTAGAATTAGTTAAAGACTATTGTGGCGGTAAAAAAGATTTTTACCAAGTTGTTTCATATTCAAAACGAGTTTAAAACATTATAATGTTTTTTAACTGGTCTTTTTTTAACCAAGGTTTTTCAGATAGTGGTTTTGTTAAATCTTCTATATAATTGTACTCTGAAATTAGTTTTTTAAATTTATGTAAGTCAAAATTAAAAACATCAAGTATTAGAGATTTTATTTTATCGTTTGAATAAATTGAATTAGTTAAAACTTCTATGTTTAAATCACCATCACTGTTTATTTTTGTTGAAGACCTAAAAGAAATTCTATTACACATTAATGTTGTGAATAGTTGATTGACAACGTATTCGGAATAATAGTAATGGTTTCTACCCATATTAAAACTATAACCATGAGGAAATTCAGATGAAATGGTCATCGGCGTGTAAGTAAAATAATTTAAACTGTTAGTATTTTCCTCAGAGAAATCCAATTCAACATTTAAATTGTGACCATCCTCCAATTTTTGGTATTTTAGTTTACTTAAATCAGAGTTTAAAAAATTAATTATCTTGTCTGAAAATATTGGTCTATTAGTATTATAAAAATCAAACCAAAATTCTTCTTTCTTAATTAATTGATTATCATATATAACTAAATCAATAATATTAAAATTATCATAACCCAAACTATTAACCAAACTTTCATATTCAGTTTTAAACTTATTTAATAAGTCTGAAATATTTAATAAATCTTTTCTTGATGTCATACCATTAATCACAAAAAATCTACCACAATCCGTTACCTCAATAATGGTATCATATTTATCCTTTTCACTAATCTCTATCATTATATAATCAGCGAGTAAATTAACTAAACCTCTATTTGAATTTAAATTTATAAAACCCATATAACCTATTTTTAGTAATTAATAACCAAAAAAAAATAATATATAAATAGAAAAAGGAGGTATTACCTCCTTAAACTAAAAATTACTCAAAATACCACAAATTACTTTTTGTTGTAGTATTTTTCAACAACTTTACGAATTGACTCTTGAATCGAAGCGTTGTTTGTTTGTTGTGCTTGAACCTGAGCCAAAGTTTGGTTTTGGCTTGGCTGTTGACTTGAAACACTTTGTGTTTGATTTGCTTTATTTTTACATCCGCAACCCATGGTATTAAAGTTTTAATTATTGGTTTATTATACTAATAAATAGTACTAACATCAAATTAAATGTAAATTATCCAATAAAATTATTTTATTTTTGTGGTATTTATAAGTATGGGTAAAAAAGTTAGACTTAATGAGAGTGAGTTCCGTAATCTAATCAAACAATTGGTTGAACAAACCGAAGGTGAATATTATAAGATTGGTGCGAATGAATATATGGAATTGATGAAACTTTCTGGTTATCACGGAAAAGGTATTTCTCGTTTACCAAGATTTGAAGGTAAACCTTTATGGATTGAAGGTGATGTTAACTTATCAAACACACCAACGGATTCACTTGGTAATGTTGCAAATATTAACGGTAGTTTAAGTATTAATAATACAAACATTAGTGATTTAGGTGATACGCAAGTTAGAGGTTATGTTAGCAAAATTAATACTCCTTTACAAAGAAAGATTGACGCTGAAATACTAAGAAGGAAAAGGGCTAGTGCTTATGACAGAAGAGAAAATGAAGAATGGAGTATTGAAAACGCTGATGAGGTTGGGTTAAAAGCAAATGCTTTATTTACGTATTTGAATGAGGTGGGTGATATTGATGATGAAGAATCTGATGTTTACGATGTCATTCCCGAGACTTACGCCCACTATGGTTTACAAGTTTTTGAATTTTTAGGTCAAAACGCATCGTATGCTGTTGGTGATGAAGATGAGATGGACGCTGCGGCATTAAGATATGCGGAAGACTATATTGAGGATGTTGGGTTAGATGGGTTTAGACAAGATTATATTGATAACTATATTGATGGTGATTATGTCGCCGAATATTTTCAAGATTATTATGAAGATGATGTATGGAGTAATCCTGAAATTTACTTTGATGAAGATGATTACGAATTAACACCTAAACAAGAAAAAAGAATTAGTGAAATTGAATCTGAGATTGAAGATTATGAACGTCAACAACAAGAGTTAGATACCGAAGCCGAAGATTACGATGAATTATATGATGACTTCCAAAACCTAATAGATGATTTAGAATCAGAGAAGGATGATATTACACCTGACGAAGTCACTCAAGACATGGTTGATAATAAAGTTGATGAATTAATACGTCTAGTTAAAAGAGACCCTGTTTATTACATTAGAGATTTTGGGTTGGAGTTACAAAATTTTGTTGATAAAGATGAATTAGCCAAAGGTTTAGTTGACGACGATGGTTGGGGTATTATGAATAGTTACGATGGTACTTACGATTCTGTAACAGGTGAGGACGGTGTCCTTTATTATGTGATGAGAGTTGAATAAGACTACATAATTTAATAAACCTTTTTATATTTCTAATAAGGATGGAAAAAAGAAAAAAAAATAAAAAGGTTGAGTTTTTAATGGATACTGATTGGTTATTTGATGGTATATTAGATGCCGAACAAAAACAATACGTTTTATTAGATTATTTCCAAAAACTTAATAAACACTTAGAACGGATGGAAGTTTATCCGATGTTTATTGAATTGTCTTTACATTTGGGTAATATCCAAACATTAATTAATCAAAATAAAATTTTATATACTGATAAAAAGTTTTTAACTAATGACGATGAGTTATTAATTAGTGATTTAAAAGTTAAAGATATACCCGTATTGTCTGAGGATGAAATAGTTGAATATCATGAAATATTAAAAAATAGTCAACCACAACTTCATGATTATTTTGGTTTCGCAAAATCAATATGGTCCGTTGTTTATAATGCTGTTGATGTTGTATTAAAGAAGAATAAAAATAATATTAAAAGTAAGTCTGGATTTTTTTATTACCGCAGTGAAGGTGGTTTGTATATTTGGAATTATAAAATAACTAAAGTTTATAAAACTAAAAACCAAAATAGAACAACCACAAAGTTAGTTTATTTTGGTGAGGAAAATGATTTATCGATTCACGAAATTATCTCCAAAGTTTCTAAAACTTACGAAAAGAATAATGAAAGTACTTACCCAATATTTGAAATTGAGTGTAAAGATATATTTCCAATAGACGAAACTTTATTACCAATCTCAAAAAGAAAAATTATGTCGTTTATTAATCAACAAAGTAGGGTAAAAACTATTGAAACTAAAAAATTTATTTCTTAAATTTAGGTTATGGGATTTCACAAAAGATTTGTTAGTATGGATACAATCAATAGATACCTTAATGAAGGTAGGTCTCTTGATGAGTTATTTAGAGCCGACGCTTTCATTTTTATGGATGGTTTAGCGTCAGATGTATATCATTGGTATGATAAAGGTTTAACTGATGATGAGATTAAAAATAAACTAAATGAAAAGTATGACACCAAAACAGAATAAACTATTAATGTCTAAATTAAGACAACCTGTGCATATTTCATACATCTCAAAATATATTTTGAGAGAAAGTGTTGAAGAGACACAAAAAATTTTAAATATACTAGTAAATGAAAACCAAATTGAAGAAAGCCAAATATCGGAAGGATACTACGTGGTTAAAGTATCGAAGATTCAAGATTGATGGGTTAGGTACGCAAAAAATAATTACATTAGGTGATTACCATATTCTTATTGGTTATAATGAAAATATGTCATATATTAAATTTGGTGAGAATAAATGTGGATTAAAAATCACAACAACACAAAGTTTTTTAGAAAGAATTGGAAAAATAAAAACAATTAAAATAGGTAAATATTATATTTCAAAATTATGATAAAATTAGAATATATTTGGCTTGATGGTTATACACCAGAACCAAATTTAAGGAGTAAAATTAAAGTTGTAGATAAAAATATTTTTTTTAAAGATATTAAATCGTTATTGGAGAATATACCAGAGTGGAATTTTGATGGTTCGTCAACACAACAAGCTGAAGGTCACGATTCTGACTGTATTTTAAAACCTGTCAGAATTTATAGAAATGACAATTTAGATAGGATTTATGTTTTTTGTGAAGTAATGAATCCTGATGGAACTCCACACCCATCAAATCGTAGAGCTGTTATTAATGATGATTCAGACATTTGGTTTGGATTTGAACAAGAATATTTTATTAAAGAAGGGAAACAAGGTGTTATTTTAGGTCACACATTTAATTCTGAACCTCAAGGTAAGTTCTATTGTGGTGTGGGTACAAATGTTGTTGGTAGAGATTTTGTTGAAAAACACTTAGAAATGTGTTTGAATTATGGTATTAACATAACTGGAATCAACGCTGAGGTTGCTTTAGGACAATGGGAATATCAAGTATTTTCTATGGGAAGTAAAAAGGCTGGTGATGATTTATGGGTGTCTAGATATTTTATGGAAAAATTATCCGAACAATATGGGTACCAAATTGAATACCACCCAAAACCATTTGGTAAATATGCGGATTGGAATGGTTCAGGATTACATACCAACTTCTCGACTGAAAAAATGAGAGAAAAAGGTGGGGAAGACTACTTTAAAGCAATATTCCAATCTTTTGAAACAAGAAAAGACGCTCATATTAAAGTGTACGGGTCTGATAATGATATGAGGTTAACTGGTAAACACGAAACTCAATCAATAGATAAATTTAGTTGGGGTATTGCCGACAGGGGTGCGTCAATTAGAGTCCCAAGGAATACTGCAAAAGAATGGAAAGGTTATTTAGAAGACAGAAGACCCGCTTCAAATGCTGACCCATATGAAATAATTAAAGAAATTATTATTAGTTTAGAAATGGCTGACGAATTATCAGTTGCTCACCATAATATGTATACAAACGTCAGTACAAAAAATTTTGATGAGATTGCTTCAAAATATAATGGGTTTTTAAATCCTGAAGAACTTTTAAAGGAGTACAGGGATGAAGATAATTATGAATTGACTAAAGAAATGATGAATTCTAAATCTAATATTGATTCTACCGAGATAAAGTTTGAAAATAATAAAAATTAATATGGGGATGGGTTGTGTATGTGAGGGTAAAGGACCCTGTCAATGTAATTCAAATATAAATGAACAAGTGAACCACCCACAACATTATGGCGGTGAAGGTAATGTATATGAAGTAATTAAAGTTATTGAGGCGACAAATTTGGATTTCCATCTTGGTAATGCTTATAAGTATATTGCTAGAGCTGGTAAAAAAGGTAGTGATAAAGAAATACAAGACTTAAAAAAGGCTATTTGGTACATAGAAAGAAAAATTCAACTTATAGAAAATGGAAAATAAAGAATTATGGGATGACCCACAATTGTCTGACGGTGATATGGGTATTACAAAAGAGTCAAAATTTAAGGTTGGTGATAAAGCGGTTAAACCAAAGGGGTATTCGTTTCCATGTACAATTGTTGGGGTCTTTAAAACAATTAAAGGTGATATCAGAGTGGTTGGTGAAATGGATGAATATGGATTATTACACATTTTCAACGAAGACCAATTAGAACATGTTAAAAAATGAATAAAATGGAATGGAATAGAGAGGACTGGCAAGGTAAGTCAAAACAACAAGTTGATTTCTCACATAAGGTTGGGTTTTACTCAATGTTAATACTAACCATTTTGTTTGGTATTCTTTTTATAATGTCATTGGTTGGTTGTAAGTCAACTGAAAAAATTGATTGTGATGCCTATGGCATGGTTGAATCTAAGTAAAAAATCATCTATACTTTTTAAAAATATTATATGATAGAGACTGGTAAAATTATTAATGGGGATTGTATTGAGGTTATGAAAACACTCCCTGAGGGAAGTGTTGACCTTATTGTTACATCACCACCATACGGAGTTGGAATTGATTACGATGTTCACCAAGATGATATGTTGGTTGAAGAATATTTTGAGTTTACTGAAAAGTGGATGAGTGAAGCCTTTAGAGTTTTAAAAGACGATGGACGTATCGCCTTAAACATTCCTTACGAGATTAACCGACAAGCCAAAGGTGGTCGTGTCTTCATAGTTAGTGAGGTTTGGCAGATTATGAAGAAAATTGGATATAAGTTCTTCGGGATTATTGACCTTGAAGAAGAATCACCACACAGAAGTCGTACTACGGCTTGGGGTTCTTGGATGAGTCCATCAGCACCATATATTTATAATCCAAAAGAATGTGTTGTATTAGCATATAAAAAGAATCATATTAAGAAAGTGAAAGGAACACCTGAATGGGTTGGTGAACTTGGTGAGGTTGAAGATAAGAATGGTAATATGAGAAACAAAACATTCTATACAGAAGCACAGAAACGAGAGTTCATTGATTTGGTGTTTGGACAATGGAATTATTTTGCAGACACGAAGACTTTAACTAAGGCAACTTTCTCAATGGACATCCCAACAAAGGCAATCAAAATATTAACATATAAAAATGATGTTGTTTTAGACCCGTTCGCGGGTTCTGGTACTAGTTTGGTTGCTGCGGAAACCTTAGACCGTAGATGGTTGGGAATAGAATTATCGCCAAATTACGTAGAAATTGCGAGAGCTCGAGTCCAACATTTTGTTAACGAGAAAAAACAAGTTAAGATTGAATTCACAGAAGAGGACAAATAAAGTCCTCTTTTTTATTTTCGTGATATTTATAATAAAAAATATCGTATGGCAACTTTATTAAAAGAAAACGAATTAAAAAATAAGATAATTGAAATATATAGGGAGGAATTTAACAACATATTGTCTGAAAAGTGGGAGAAACTATCTAATAAGGACAAAAGAATTGTTGTGGAAATGTTAAAAACCATTTATCCTAAAAAATCAAAATTAATTAATGAGTCTAAATGGTATAATACTGTTGGGGATATTGTTGGTATATTTGACCCAACGGGGGTTGTTGATTTAGTTAACGGTATTAGTTATTGGAGACAAGGTGATAAATTATTTGCAATTTTATCTTGGGTTTCTGTAATTCCTTATCTTGGTGATGTTGTTGCAAAACCTGTTGTTGGGGTGTTAAAAATTGGTGGAGGAGCCACTAAAGCGTTTAAATCGGCGGCATTAGCGGGTGACGCGGCTAAAATTGCGGAAACCGCCAAAGTTGCTGGTGGTCCTATCGCTAAAATGGTTGAAAAGGCACCAAGTTGGGGTGGCAAATTAGTTGACCTACTTAAAAATTCTATAGGAAGAGTACCTGGATTAGGTAGAGGACTAGTTAGGTCAGTAGAAGAATATGTAAATATATTTTCAAAGGCTAGTAAAGAGTTAAAATTACCATCTGAAGTTGTGAAAGGTGGTAAATTAGTGAATGTAGAAAAAGGATTAACTGCACTTGAAAAAGAAACTTTATTAAAACAAATGGCTAAAGACCAAGGTAAAATGTTTAGAGGTTATAAAGATGTTGGTAATTCTTGGCTTAAGTTTATGAAATCAGACGCTACTTTAGGACAAAAATTTGCTGCTGGTGTACCAAGAATTTTTGGTGGAAATCCCGCGACAAGGTCATTGATGAGAAGAAGTAAATTTTACTTAGGGTTTTTAGATTGGTTAGGGTTAGGTAATTTTGTTGGTCCTGATGAGTTATTAACTTCAGTACCAAATGCTGATGAAAAGTACCAAGAATATCTAAAAACACAACAAGCACAACAATTATGGAACGATGAAATGGGCGGTTCGATACCCACTCAAACAGACCAAAGTTTAACTGACCGAGCTGGTCAGTCAATTGGTAAAGGAGTTAAACAAGACTCAGCTATGTCATTAATTGGTTCATTGTTAGGTGGACCCGCAAAATTTGTTGTTTAATGAAATTATTAAAAGAAAGTGGGTTAAGAGATATTAACAAATTAGCTAAAAGATACCCAAAAGCGGAAATATATTTTCACCAAGACTTGGATGGAGTAACAACCGCTTTAGCTATGAAAAAATATCTTGAAGATAATGGAATCAAAGTAGTCGACGCTCACGTCATCCAATACGGCGATAAAGAGTTTGCTATAAAAAAGAACGATGCTAAAGGAGATATAATGCCTGTGTTAGTTGACTTTGCACATGGTAAACCAATGTTTGTTATTCATACTGACCATCATGATAGACAAGCTGGTGCTGAAGACACTAAGTCAACCTCTTTTAGAGCGTCACGTTCAAATGTCGAGACAATATCCCAAGTTGTTTCACCAAAAGATATTTTTAGCCCTGAAGATATACAATTAATATCCATGGTAGACTCTGCTAATTATGCGGCAAATGACGTTAGTGTTGATGAAGTAATTAATTATTTATTTAAATTAGACAAAAACTCACCTGTCACTAAAAACAAAATGGCATTAGGTTTAGTAACCAACAAACTATTATTAGCATTTAAAAACAAACCAGGGTTTCTTGAAGAGTTGGTTATGAAGTCAACACCATCACTTTTGAATATTGTAATGAATATCAAAAGAATTATGATTGAAAAAGGTTATGCGGATGTTGAAGAATTACAAAAATATAGAGAGGGGTATATTGAACAAATGAAGTCACACCCTAATGTAAATGTCGTAGGAAATATTATTGTACAATATGGTGGTGGTTCTATGATGAAACCAGGTTCTTACGATAGATATACACCTTATAAAAATAACCCAGACGCTGACTTTTTAGTTATCGCTTGGCCATTAGGTTTGGTACAAGCGTCTTGTAACCCATTTAAAAAAGAAAGAGAATTAAAAGGTGTTAATTTAGGTGAAATTGCGCAAGAAGTTTTGGGTAAATGGGAATCACAATTAAAAGATAGACAAATACCACTTTCAACAATTAAATGGATTTCTGAATCATCAAAAGGTTTTGGTGAAATGTCGGTTGGATTTACATTTAAAGATTTTGTTGCCTTATATGGTAATAGTTTTAAAACCATCGATAATGGTAAAGAGATTTTAACTCATATTGGTAAAATTATGGATAAACCATTTACCGATTTAAGTGAAGATGAAAAAGAAATCTTGGACAAAGTAACAATCAATGCTTGGGACTTAATACAGTCAAATAGTGGTGGACATAAGTGTATTACTAATATATCAGGACTTGGGTATTTAGGAAGGTCTAAAAGACCACCTGAAGGTAAATATAAATACAACCCCGAAAGTGATGACTCACCATACGTAAAATTTACGAAAATGATTCAAAACGAGTTTGTTAAAGTATTACAGGATAAGATTAATGAAGGTTAAAATATAAAGTATCACCTTCTTTTATACCTAAATCTTTACAGGTACCACCCTCTAATTCCAAAACTAAATCACCGTTTCCACAATAATTTTCACATTCACTATCCATACAAGGTTTGCAGTTATGGTGTATTTTGGAAATTTTGTCTGATTTAATAAAAATAATATCTAAAGGTATTATACAATTCTTCATCCAAAAACAGTGGGTACCTTTATCCATTAAAAATAACATACCATTAAAGGTAGAATTAAATTTTCTACCCATCATCCCTGTTTGTACATCTTTTTCGGTAAAAACAGATTTTACTTTAAATGAGTTATTATTTATATTTATTATCATAAACATAAATATCAAAAAGAATGAAAATAGTTAAAAGATATGTTGGTGTTCTTGTTAAGCATAATGATAGTGTTTTATTATGTAAAAGAAACAACGAGGGAATTTTACCAGGTGTTTGGTCCATACCTGCGGGTAAATTAGAAGATGGTGAATCACCAATGAATGGTGCAAAACGAGAGTTTTACGAAGAAACTAATCTCAAGTTAGAAAACAAGTTAAGTTTGGTTGGTTTTGTCACTAGAAGTAATAGGGATGGCTCATACAATAAAGGGTTAATGTATGTGTTTCAAATGGACACGGACAAAAGGATTAACCCTGATTTAAAAAATGCATCTGACGGTGAAGAACATACGGAATGCGGTTATTTTAATTTAGAAAATTTACCAATAGAGGATAAAAATGACCAACTTTACAAATTAATTGTGAAAATTTTAACCCAAAAGTAGACTTTTCAAAAAAACAGAATATTTATGTGATACACAGCCAAACCCCCTTTCTTTAATGGTTGGAAAACTTTAAACCCTAAAAAGTGTAGAAACTTTTTGGGGTTTTTTATTTTTTTACTATATTTGCATTATGAAATCCAAAGTCAACATAGTAAATCGTAAAGTGAGTCACGAATATTTCTTCGAGGATACTTTTACTGTTGGGATTCAATTAATGGGTTCTGAAGTTAAATCAATACGTGGTGGTAAAGTTTCATTGGTTGATGCGTATTGTTATTTTAATAATGGTGAACTTTTTGTGAAAGGAATGAACATTCCTGAATACAAACAATCCTATACTCACGAACCACTTCGTGAACGTAAACTCTTAATGAAGAAACGAGAGTTGGTTAAACTACAAAAAGAATTGGTAAAAGGTTTAACATTGGTACCCTATAAGATTTTTAGTACTGAAAGAGGTTTACTAAAGATGGAAATTGTGTTGGGTAAAGGTAAAAAACTTTACGATAAGAGGGAAAGTTTAAAAGAAAAGGATATTAAACGAGAAATTATGAGGCAAATTAAGTAATTTTTTATATCTTTGTATTCACAAACACAGAGAATATGACCACAACCAATACAAATAAAGAAGTTCTTAAAAAAAGTTACGATAACGAAAAAAATCGTATGTTATTGGCGATAAAACGTCGTTCTGATGAGTACAAGAAAAAAGAAGATGCTTTTGATTTGTATTTCTCTCACATGCAAAAAGTTTCAAATGACTTTGAATTAATTAAAAAAACAAGAACCGAAAAGTTTACCGTTTATGTTAATCAGTTTCCTGTTGAGGTTTTAGAATTACCATATAATGATTGTGAAATCATTTATGCTGGTAAACTTCCTGATAACACGTCAAGAACTAGTATTAGAATTGATGTGTCAGAACATTACGTATCTCCGAGAAACTCTTACCGTAGTCGTAATGAGGGTTATAAAGTTAGAACTCAAATAAATTATGAAGATGGTCGTTACTGTAAAAATGGTGCGACTGTTGCTAAAAAAATTCTCGAATTTATTAATGGTAGGTTTGATGCTCAAAAAAGAGAAGAAGTACGAAAAAACCTTAACAAACGTGCATACCAAGAATTGTGTAAACAATATCCATGGAACTATATCGAAACGGATTATCGTAACAATAGTAAGTTTACAATCCATAACGGTAACGAAACCAGTGTTAAAGTTGGATTCATTCATAACCCTGAGAACGATACTTTTGTATTCGTTGTTGAAAAAGTTAACATCAAAACTGATGGAAATTTGAAAAATTTGGTGGAAGGATTAGGCAGAATCCAAAAATAGTTGTATCTTTGTATAAATAATCAGACATATGAACACAGTAGTATATAAAATCCGTATCGAGAACGAAAAGTTTGGGACCCTTTTGAACGAGACCTTTGTTGATAACATACAATTCAAATTGTTTTTGAAGATGGTTCAAGGATGTTTAGAATTAAAAAACAACTTAACTTTTTTTAATGGAACTGATTTCTTGGTTAATATTCCTTTTCGTTTCTTGGAAGATTCAATCATCGTAACCTCAACCAATGAGTACGAGTTGGCTGACCACATGAAAAGTAAAATTGAGGCGTTGGTAACTAAATAATTTAAATTATGGATATAGATAGTATGTTATTTGGGGTTTTAATATCAGTGATATTACTAATTTATCTTTTTTTTAAGTTTTGGAAAAAAATAATTAAAGCGGTGTTTATTTTTTTGGTTATAACTTTTATTGTTGCGGGTGTAAAAGTCAAAGAATTTTATAACTCTATTATTGATACAACACAAAAAAATGAAGTTTTAATCGATACGTTAACTAATAAAATATTAAAATAAAATGGGAACAAATTTTTACAGAATTCCAGCATCTAAAGAAATGATGGAAAGACATCAAAAGTTATGTGATAGAGTTTCTCGTTTAGACTGGTTTGATGTATCTCTAATTGGGCGTGGATTTGCGACAATTAAAGATGAGTCTAGTGAATATGATTGGGATAGGTGTAATCCTTGGGATGAGTTTTTAAACGAGGTTAACATTCATTTAGGTAAACGAAGTATGGGTTGGAAGTTCTGTTGGAATTTCCATAATAACAAATACTACTCAAACAAAGAAGAGTTGTTAAAGTTTATTCGTTCAGGTCGAGTAATTGACGAATACGGAGAACTACAAGATACTGAAGAATTCATTGAAATGGCGTTAAGTTGGGACGGTATAATTGCCGATGAAGAGTACTTCAAAAATAATGAGAAACCAGCATGGCTTGATTGGAGAAAACATGTTGACAAACTTGTTGATGGTCTTCGAGTGTCAAGTAGTGTTGATTTTTCGTAGTGTGTGTTTTCCTTGTTTAGAAAAACAAGGTGGTGGAATCGACTAAATCTGGTCGGCCCTAAAGGAGACTTCGGTCTCCTTTTTTTATTTTGTATATTTATATAACATATGGCAATTTCCGTAAAATATAATAGTGGTGGTCAACTATCTGAGTCTTTAAAAATTGGTAATTTTTATTTAGGTGTTGGTGATGTCGGTAAAGGACCCACATCATCCACAGGTTATTATCACGGAATAACACCGCCAACAAATGGTTATACGATATATATTAATAAGGTTAGTGGAGGACCTTCAATATATGTTGCAAATAACGATACTCAGTTGATTAGCCTTGTTAATCAAATAGAATTACAAAGTTTTACTACTGTCACTCAATGTTTGGCTTACTACGCAACATTATCTGATAGGTTTATAATTAATAATGAACCAGGACCATTAGTTACCGATGGTTTGATTCTTAATTTAGATGCTGGATTTACACCATCTTATCCGAGGAGTGGAACAACGTGGTATGATGTAAGTCCAAGTGGAAATAATGGAACATTAACTAATAGTCCGACATTTAATAGTAATGATGGAGGAAGTATTGTTTTTGATGGGGTTGATGATTATATCCAGTTAAATCAAACTATAACATTAACAGGTGAATTCACTTTAAATTTATTTATATTACCAACAGCAACAAATGCTAAAGTCTTATTAGGTAATAATGGGGCAGACTATTTACAAATAAACAATGCTTCCGCTTTAGGACTATTCTCATCAGCCCAATCTATAACATTAAATGGATATAGTTGGGATGTCTCTAAGCCCAGTATGGTTACAGTAACTAGAAATAGTTCTAATATTATACAAACATATAAAAATAGTGTTAGTAGTGTAACAGGAAGTCTGACAGGAGATTTTAGAATAAGACAAATAGGGCAAAGAGGAGATTTAAGCAGATTTTATCAAGGTAGTATTTACATTATTCAAGTA